ATGTTCCGCGTCCCAAACTCGTCCCAATATCCCTTCCCCTGCTATACTCCCATCATCACCCACCACTCCGAAACCAACATGCACAACATCGCCAACCTGACCCAAGACGAAAAAGACAAAATTAATGCCGATTTAGCCGCATCCGGTATCGCGTACAAAGAAAGACTCGGACTGCCGTATGACCTGTACGAAACAGAAAACCAGCAGCCCGAGCATTTGCGGCCGTACTTCAGAGAGAGACTGGAGCACTACAGGGAGATCGGGAAAAGGTTTCCGCGCGGGTTCGAGTATGAGAAGAACTAATTATTTTCCTGCGCTTCACGTTCTGCCTGCTCATGCTCCATCTGTTCAGCCAGTTCACGCTGCTTCACATTCCACACTGAGCCCTGCGGCATTTCGACACGCACATCGAGGCGGGTGGATTCCGGCAGATCACACGGTTCACCGTCCTGATAGAAAATACGCTCACCTTCCGGGGTGACTTCTTTCAACCGCCAGTTCTGGAAGCGTTCCGGTAAATGCGCATGCTGACGGTGACAGGTTTCGATGATAATACTGCCGTCTTCCAGGACGCGATCAGCAACATAAACCAGCTCAAGGCCGTTATTGTCTTTCGGTACCGAGATACCGCCGTTTACGCCCCATGCACCATCTGAGTTATAACCAAGAATGCTGGTAATGTGATACTGGCCGGTGCCGGTGCGGCTGACTTCAGCACCTTCGGATTCGTCATTGGTATCAAACGTGCCGCCAGGATACACAAGAATTATCGGGGAGGATTTTTTCAGGTAACCACTGCCATCAACATAAATATTCCCGCCGATTACTGCGGCGCTGCCACTTCCGACATTTGCAAAACTGACGTTAGACCACCCTGATGTATTTCGGCACGAAACTAATGTACGTCCATCGTTATACACCCACATACCGATGCTAAATCTGCCATCTGGTGATGTTATTTCAACCCTTGACTGATCATTGCCGGGGGTATTGTTTTAACATCGATTGTTCCGCCTATCTTTACGGAGTCATTCGCAACGGAAAATTTTCCGGTACTACCACTGAGCACCTCAAACACAGATGTATTTATTCTTTGCCAAAGCCCTGCTTTATTTTTGTCTGACGGATAGATCTCTGTATATCCATTATCATTGATAGATAATCCCTTACCGATACTTGAATTTAAGGCGTTGATACCATCTCTCACCGCCTTCTGGTGTGGCACTAAAATATCAGAGTTGCCCATATTCGCAGTCAGTTGCACAATTCCTTTCTGCGTTGTAGATGCGTCTTTCACATCGGGTATCTTTATATTATCAACTCTTTCTGACAGATTACTTAAAGCATCATTCAGCGCTTTAATGCTATCCAGCGTCACCTTCTGGCCGTTAGGCAGCTCAATTTCCACCTGTCCGGTGTCTGTCATCCACTGCTGCATTGCCTGGAGAAAGTAAACGATATAGCCCTGATTGGCTGACATAGTGCGGGCCGCATCTGAAATGGTATCCGGTACCGTGGTGGCAATGGAGTATTTCGCGCCGCTGAGCGTTACCGGGGCATTGAATGACAACACCAGTTCGGTATCACTGTTTACCGCGCGGATCATCATGCTGACAGGTGCAGTACCGTTCTCGATGCTGATAAGCTGGCCGGGTGCCACACCGTGAATGTTCTTTTTCCACTGTGTACCGGTACCGGTCACAATCGGTGACCCGGCTTTAATGGCTATAGTGCCGCCTGTGTAAATCATGGGTTTTCCTCGAATTTCGGACATAAAAAACCGCCGTAGCGGTTATCATTTGAATGATGCTGAATTGTACTTACAGGCAAGAACAACGCCATAAGCCAGGCGAACGCCGACAGAACCGGTATGTCTGACACGGTACTCAACCTCTATTTTCACATCACGCCTTCCCGCAGAAATGAAAATAACCGCTGAGCGGACATCACCAAACCCGGCGACAGACTGCGCAACGCCGTCAATACGTATGTTTACCTCAGTCCCCTGCAATTTTCCCAGGGGGTACCCCTGATACTGCTCTACACCAACAATGATAGTTGGTAAAACCAGCGCGATGGCGTAAGGCATACCGCCGACATACGTCAATGTCGATTTAACTGTCGTCCAGTCTCCGCCGTCACCGTATATACTCCCTGCGCTCGCGGCAGGATAAATACCGGCCGTAACAACGTCACCGATTATCCGTTGTGCGTAGACGGTCCCGGCGAATTCACCATCTGTGGCATACAGCGTTCCGCGAATAATGGTATCGTTAAGTTCCGCTTTCCCAGTTTTGGCATCAATCAGGAATCCCTTTTTACCGGCGTCATAGTTTTCAGACTGAAGCTTATCTATCACCAGCAGGCTCTTTATCCACGCCTCATCCAGAAAAGCCTCCCGGATAAACACCTGTCCGCCCTTCATGTACATGAACAAATCCATCGATTTATTCACCGGGTTATAAAATGCAAACTGCTGCGCATTAAACCCGATCAGCGTGTTCACCTCCCCGCCTTTCAGTTCGGCCCCGATTACCATGCCGGCGGAATAGTCCTCACCGTTGTAATGAATGCGGACTTTCATATCGTGAACCACCGATGCTTCACCGGCAGCCATGTCCCACTGCGCACGGATGGAGTTCTGCGCCAGCGCCAGACCGTCTTCAGCTTTAACCTGTACCGCATCCAGTTTCTCTGCAAGTGCCGTTGTTTCCGTGACCGTGTAGTTGCGGACTTCGATAATTTCGGCTTTCATCGAACCGTTTTCACGCTGCCAGTAATTCCACTGCCCGTAAGCGTTATTGGCGTTATTGATGATGGCCTCGAAGTTATCATCCGCCTGAGACTGCAGGTCTTCGATGATAGCTGAGTCTTCGAGCTCTTTTTGTACAACATCCAGAATTTCCTGCGTGTTATTATTGGCCTGTCCTTTTTCCTCCACAAAATACGATTTCCCGTATTCATTAATACTGCGAACATAAAACCAGTAATCATGCCCCGGTTTTAACTGCCCCTTTGACCATACTTTTGCTCTGCCAAGGAATTCAGCCTCCTGTTCAATGTTGTTAATGTTGGTGATTCTCTGCTCACCGGAAAACCAAAATTCAAACTCGGTATTCAGTGTGTGCGGGGCACTGATATGTGGTATCAATTTCACTTCAAAGAAGCCTGATTCAACCCTGATAAACGAAGGGGCCGCTGGCGCACCAATAACCATCAGCACTTTCGACTCGCTTCCCAGCATTCCATTTTTATCTTTGCCGCGTACACCAACCAGATATTCCCCAGCGGCCAATCCGTTGAAATAATATTCAAGATCAGACGTTTCGCCGGTAAGGACAACCTTGTCATTTTTATAAACAGAGACAACGTAAGTAATATTTCGGTTAACTGTTGTTGTGGCCCACATAGCTCTCGCCTGCACCTGAGAGCTGTCATTGATATAGGCTACTGAAAGTCGCTCAATGTCAGGAATCCTGACCGTATTTTGTGTCGATGGATTGCCGGTGAAATCGACGCCATTGTCAACAATGCGCTCTTTTTGTGGTTCGTGAAGAATGCAGTTAAACTGATAGTTACCGTCTTTATCTTCAGTAATAGTCAGAACCCGGAACATTCGTGTAATCAGCGTGTTTTTCGATACAGAAAACACACCGAATTTTTGCAGTCCGGCTGGTTCGCTCTTCAGGATAACAATGTCGCCATCTACTGATGATATTTCTGTTCTGATGAACTTCCCGCTGCCGCCAAGGTAGGCAAAATATCCCTTATCACCAGAAGACCATTTTATAGGTGCATCTGTTTTTACTCTGCTGCCAACAACATCTAAAACCCGACCACCGACTTTTGAACCCGCAAATGAATCATCAGCCACTTCAATGATGTCACCCGGAAGACAGTTAATACCCTCCCTGAAAGTTGAGAATGTTACACTTTCAGTCTCAAGCTTTTCTGTTTCCAGAATCCATTTACCGACACGATGGGCCTGCCCCCGGCTGGTACAACCGAAAGCTGTTACTTTCTTAACATTAAGCCCGCCAAGTCTGATGATAAGCCCGTCATCCTGTATGAATTCTCTCTCTTCCTGCCAGCCGTTATCCGGATTAATCCATGAAACCTCTATTGCGTTGTGTCTTGCACTTTTAGCTGTTGATGTATAGCTGAATTTTCCGTCGATAACATTTGAATTTGTGTATGTCCATTCAGGATCTGCTGCTCTGTCCTGAAAACAGGTTAACTGCAACCCGTCCCATAAAGGCATACCGCGAAATACAGATGCTAAATCATCAATAACATCTTTCGCTTTTCGCTGTGAGGTAATATAGGCATTGAAAGTGAATCGCGGCTCTTTGCCACCGAATCCATCTGAAACCATTTCATCGCAATACCTGGCTATCGCATATAAAGCAAACCGGTCACAACCAAAGCTCCCCATCATGGAGCCAATCCCGTAGCGCTCATTGGTCACCAGATCGTAAAAAATCCATGCGGGATTGTCCGTCCATGCAGGCTTAAACCTTCCCGTCCATATACCGTTATAGCTGCGTGTTTCCGGGTCATAATTATCCGGAACCTGAACAATCAGTCCTTTGATATGATATGTACGGTTAGGAGTATCGCCGTACTGAGATTTATCAATGCGCATACCAACCACAGCGGAGTTTGGGTATGAGAATTTAGCATCTGTGATTTCTGTATAGCTGGCCCACACCGTCCCATTTTTGAGAAGGTCACTTTTACTATCCTCAGTGAGGCGGGATACTCTTATCTGAAACGGCTTTTGTTTTGGCGCATTAATAATATGCGATTCAAGGTACTGCCCGCTTATCTTCCCAGGGCCTATTGTAATTTCTTTCTCTGTCATCCATCCGCTGCCTGCATTAATTTCGACGAGCATCTGAACAGAAGTATTTTCCTGATTACCTTTATCATCCTGTTTCACCAGCGCAGAAACACCCAACGTAAAGCGGATGCGGTCAACCTCCTGATCAGATACCGCACGCAGTATCGGTGTTTCTTTTTTCACTTCCACGTTCACAGGTATTTCTTTTTCTACAAACGGGAAGCCATCAAGCGGGGACTGAGACTGCGTGCCAGATTTCCACTGAACCTCAACCCCGCGAATATTCGGATTACCCTGTTTATCGACTACCGGCGTTCCGTTCAACATGAATCCCTGCATTCCGCCAACCGGCCCTTCAACAGGACCCTCTGACACCAAATCAATAACATTCAGGAATTGCTTATTTTTCAGATTGTCATCAACCAGTCTTGGTGTGCTTCCACCGCCGCCGCCTTTGCCCATTTATTCTGTCTCCAACCCCTGTGAAATAACATTTGAACCAACAACCATTTCTCCATAGCAAAGCGGGACAGGGTATCCCTGACCTATTCTGTTAGAGAGAGAACTGAAATACTGGTTACTTTCAGAATTACTTTCGCTGAAGTTAGGTGCCCCCGGTGTTCTGGTAAGCATGGTCGCCACCCCTGCTGCCGCTATCCCGACACCGGCAGCAAACATAGCTGTCGATGTCATCGTCGCCAGAAAACCACCGGGAATAAAGAATGACCCGGCAATAAGCGCCGCTCCGCCGATAATTCCGAGGAAGCCGCCTGATTTTGCACCACCGATAACCGGTACTATCGTGACAACATCACCTTCATTGAGCGGTGTATTTAATCCGGTCGCGATGCTGCTCTCTGTCATATCACGACCGGCAACGCGCACCCTGAACTGACCACTGTTTATTTCCCGTTTTAATCCGTCAATCTGATAACACAGGCATCTTAATGCCTCACCTGCACTGCTGACCTCTAATTCAAACCGGCGTCCATATCGGCGTAAATAGCCTGCAAACTGTAGTCTGACCACTGTTTGTGTCTCCATATGCTGTGTGTGAATTTAAACCAGTAACCACCGTAAATATCTCGCTTGCTCAAACGGTCAGGGCGGTGGTGAAGAATCTCCTGATTACCGATATATAGCGCTGCATGACAAGGTTTTGATGTACCCAGGCAGATAAGAATAACGTCCCCCTCCTGTATCTCATCAACCTGGTGAAAACCTTGCCTGCTGATGTTATCCAGATACAAATTGTCACCGGTGTACCACCAGTTATCTCGCCGATCAAAGTCATCAAGACCGATACCGCACAAATGGTAAGCATCCCGGATAATGCTGTAGCAATCCTGAACGCCGTGATTAAACTCGCGCCCCAGCAGGCGCGGAACCGGATTAAATTTAAGCAACCGGTCATCACAAACCAGCCACCACGGCAGTCCGGTTTTAACCTGCATGCCTCTGTCGCCGGCACTTAAGAATGGCAGTCCGCCAGGGTGGCTGTGCACGACAACTTGCACTTCTGCATGACTCTCCGCCCTCAGCCATTCCTCCGTGCTGATTTCAAAATAATTTTCCGGGTCAGGGTGAATATTGGTACACGGGAAATAAATCCCTCCTGAAACCAATCCGCACGACTCCTTCACGCCTTCCGCTTTTGCGTGTGCGATAATGTCACCTTCAATCATGGATTAACCTAGTTTGTTGGAACCGAGAAACCCGCCAAACGGCAATACTGATGAGTGGCGAAGTTTGCAGCCACGGTACTTATGAGAGCATTGATCTTTTGTCGGGTCATTGGTTGGCTGATCTTTTTCATCTGCAACCGGAGGGCCGTCATACCCGCAATCCTGTCCACGATACCGCCACGGGCAGATATCAGCCTGAATAACCCTGGCGGGTATCTGCGCGTTATCGGTTTCTGTCGGCAGCGCAAGTACATATGTAACGAAATCTGAGTCAGAATTTTCACGTTGCTCAATGACAAATTTCTGTACAGCCTCCCGGGACGGATCTGCCTGATTGTTTCCATCCGGAAAATTTACTGCATCAAGATATTGCTCCATAACCTGCCGTCTGATAACGATTGCCCCCAGCGCATCGTCATAATCGTTATTGATTGCAGTCAGCAACCCGTCAATATTGGAGAATGTCATTTTCGGCCTTGCTGATGCCCCCTGCGCTGTCACGCTGAAACCAGTTACCTGAACCGGATACGGGTCATATCGATTACCCTGCCAAATAACCGGTTTCAACAAGCCGTTCATTCCGTCATGGAAACGGTATATATTCCCGCCGAAGCGACTTAAATCCACTTCATACAAATTAAGCATTGCTGATTGTTCAATCTGAGTAACCGCAATCCGCATATCTGATGGGATATCTCTCACGCAACCACCTCCTCAAACACACAATCAATCTGCCAGACAGCCTGCTTTCTGGTTACCTGCCAGTTACGGCACACAAATGTCCGCAGGGTTCTGTCATCCCCTGTCAGCCACAGGAATGATTCGACGGCACCGTGCTTACTGAGAAAGTTATCTATTTCACGCCCGGCTGAAACCGGTTTTATGAATGCCAGGTTATATGTTTTAAGGTGATTATTGATTCCGTCTTTGGCTCTCTGCTCGTAGCCATTGCCGAATTTCGCGACCCTGACCTTCGGTTCATTATTAATTTGGTAGGCATCTTCAGGACGCCATTTAAACTCTTCCATTTATCTGTTCCATTAAAAAAGCCACCATACTGGTGGCTGTTAATAGCGCTGATTACCTTGTATTGCACCGCTCCTGATCTCTGTCATCAGGATGTCATAAACAGTACCTTTAACCATCCCGGTTATCATTGTTACTTCCTTCTGTGTTATGCCATTGGGAGCCTGAACCTGAAAATTGAAATGCATATCCCCCATACTGATACCGCCTCCACCACCCATCTGCCGGTTACTGATAACTTTTCCACTGTCACCTGGTATCATGTACTGATGCCCGTTCGATGCCTTGAATATTTCAGGCTGGCCATTCTCACCAACGCGGTACATTTTGTTGGCGTCAACGGGGCCGCCGTTGTAACGGGCACCGGCGATAGCTATCATTGCCGGAATGGCGGATGACATGGCCATCATCCCCCATGTAGCTGCTGACCCCATTGTTGCAATGCTGGTTGTTGCGGCAGCGGGTGCCATTGCGGAATTTATTGCAGAGCCTGTTACCGTGGCGTCAGCTATAGCCTGAGCACTTGATACCTTACGCATGGCGTTCTCAGTAACCATATTTTTAATCTGCTGCATCCCCATCTGAACGAGCGCCCCAACAGCCTCATCAATAATGGTTGACGCTACATTACGAAATGCATCATTAAGGTTCTGTGTGCCGGTAACAAGCCCTGTCAGTACGTTGGATGAGCGTTGGCCTAGTGCATCCAGCCCATCAGCCAGGAATTGATTGGCCTGACTCTGATTACGCCAGATTTCCCACTGAGCATTAAGCCTTGCATCCTCATACTCAGTATTTGCAGCATTCATTAATTCAAGGCTTTGTTGCGCCGTAATAACTTTCTGATTCTCAAAATCCTTAATCAGTGCCAGTTTCTGAGCATGCTCATTTGCCAGCGCCTGAACCGGATCAACCTGTGCCGCCATTTCCTGAACGGGGGAGGCAGTTGATTTCGCATTTATTTCCGCTGTTTTTCTGGCGTGTTCCGCTTTTAGCTCAATGCTGCGTTTTTGATACTGCTCCTCAGTGATGAGGTCACCTTTCAGTTGTCGCTCAAGTTGCTCCTGAGCCAGTTTCATATCCTGATCGGCTTTCACCCTAGGATTCTGCTCAAAGGCATCTTTCCGGTCTTTTATCTTCTGAGTGAGGTCGTACTCCTTACCGGCAAGTTCAGTTATTTCGGCTATCTGTGCTGCATTAGCCTTTGACCCAAGCTTCTGCACTGCCTCAAGGATTGCCGCCTCTCTGGATAGGCCTTTAGTTTCCAACTCTGCAACCTTCGTCGCATTAGCCAGGTCAGTTATCTTCTGTTTGAGCTTTTCGGCTTCTGTGGCTTCTTTTTTTGCCTCAGCTGCGGCTTCCCTTGATGTTTTAATACCGGTTTTTTTTGCTTCGCTTGCCTCGCCAGCTTTAGCCGCTAATTCAGCAAGTTTTTCAGCTTCCTGCTCTGATATCCCTTTATCTTCAACATAATATTTGACCTGTAATTGACGTCTTACTACGTCATCCTTCGCTCCAGCCATTTCAATTTCACGTTCAAGCGTCTTTTTCATGTCAGCGCCAGCATCTGACCATTCAACTTTCAGGCTTGCTGAATTGAACTTTTGTTTTGCTTTTGTGGCTTCGTCAAGGTCAAGCCCGTAAGCGCGAAGTGCTGCTCCGGCATTAGGTAGTACCGTCCTAGCCTCGGCGGTCAGTAAATCAGCGCCTTTCAGAAGTTCCCCGTTCAACTGAGCTCTGCCCATACGGATCATATTCTGTGTCTGGCTTAAACGCTGCTGAGCCCTGTCGAGCTCACCGGCTGCAATGGCCTGCCTATCCAGATTAATCGCTAACGCTGCCGCCGCTTCCTTGCCTGCTCTGGTTGATTCACCGTAACGATCCACCGTTTGCTGGTTGCGATTAACGGCATATGTAAGATCATCATATTTTTTCTGAGCCTCATCGACAGCCTCGGTAAGCTCAGGTATTTTTTCTCCTGCCTTGCCTATTTCCTCAGCTATCTGAATTCGGCTCATTTCACCAAATTTACCGATCAGGGTATTAACGCTGTCAGCAAGATTATTGGCGTCGTCTCTCGCCTCCTTCGCTCTCTGGCTGAAATAAAACAATGCCGATGCAGCGGCGACAGCGAGACCGGCAGGCCCACCAATAAAACTAAGTGCGCCACGCAAAGCTGTTCCAATTCCGATGCTGGCTCTGTTTGCTGCCGCTCCTGCTGCATTCTGCGCCGCCGTATGAGCTGCCAGTGCAGAATTATAGTTTCCCGTTGCTATAGCCGCAGCCTGTCTTGCTTGTGACAATCGCTGTTCAGCAGCGACAACCTGATTCTCGGTTATTGCAACATCTCTCAGGTTTTTTGCTAACCTGAGCTCATCAAGAGCTCTTTGTTTCGAAACATTGGCAGTCCTTAACTCAGCAGCGGCATGTAACTCTGCCGATCTTGTTGCCTCAGCTTCAGCTACACTTAATGCTCTGGACGCAATTACTCCCTGTATTTTTTCTTTCGCAGCCAGCGCCATCGCCCCAGCAAACCGGCTCCCGATAACAGTAGCAGCTACCGTCAGAACTGCCGTTAATCCGTCAAGGTTTTCACTTATAATCACAACAGAATCGTTGAATATTCTCGTGAATGTTTTAACAGTGGTGTTTTCGCCAAAGAATTTAGTAATATTGTTGCTGGCGATCTGAAGAGACTGCGACATTGTTTGTGTTGTGTTAGCAAACTCCCTCTCAATAGTTGGCCCCATTTCACGGAATGCTTTTAATAACACATCGGTTGTTAGCTTACCTTCTCCTGCCATCTTGCGGAGTTCGCCGATACTCACCCCGAGAGAATCAGCAAGTCCTTTCATCAGTGCCGGAGCCTGTTCACTCATTGAGTTGAATTCCTGCCCTCGCAGTACGCCTGATGCCAGTGCCTGCGATAACTGAATCAGCGCACCTTCTGATTCTGCCGCCGTGGCACCGGAAACGGTCATAGCCTTTGAGATTGTGGTAGTTATTTGCCCCAATTCCTGACCACTGAGCCCGGCACTGCGCATAGCCCTTTCCAGTCGTGAATACAGCGTTGCGATACCATCAAGGCTTGATCGGCTGTTCTGAGCAATATCAAATACACGCTGATTCACCACCGCCAGCGTCTCACCGGCTTTTATGGAGTTGACGAGTTTGTTATTAAGTACCGTCCACGCTTCGGCGTAGCTGGCGACGGCAGACACAGACAGGTAAGCAGTCAGTGACGCAGCAACCCGAGATAGCGAGGCCATTGATCGCTCAGTGCCATTGACGGCGGTCGTTGTGCGGTTAAATCCGCCCTCCATATTCCGCAGCCGCTGATCCAGTTGACGTTGTGATGTCAGCAACTGAGCAACATCCATCTGCACCTGATATACGATTTCGCCTACTTGTGCCATTTACCGGCTCCTTAAAATGAAAAACCCCGCCGATTGGCAGGGTTTGGGTTATTATGTGTAACAATTACTTAGAGCAAGCTTCGATGTTTCCTGTTGAAAGCTTGGGATCTATCCCATCAGGCAATACCACCCATTCAGTTATATCTTCGGCATATTCAAGGTTTTCCAACTCACCGTTTTCGTATAGTAATTTTAGGTTATCCAGCTCTTTTTTATCATCGTCGCCAATCATTGGATTGTCTGCCTCGATAAATGACTGAGCATCATCGATAACTTTCGGATACACCCACTTGACGCTGACAACGTATGCATTTCCATCTTTCTTTTCAGAAATAACGCTATACTTTGATTTGCCATATAAATAACCACTCAATTCATAGTAATTATTTGTTTCCGGCAGGCGATTTTTATCAACAAATATTATATTTTTTATACCATCAGGTGTGCATTGTTCTATTTTTGAATGAGATAGCAAGTCAGTGTTCTCGGTATTTATGAATTCCAGCACAGTATCTGACGCGGTTTTTTCTCCACACCCAGCAAGGAGCGCGAGAGAAGATAGAACAGAAAAACACATTAATGACTTTCTCATCTCCATCCCTCTCTTTTCATTTTCTCTGTAATTTCACTCAGTTTTTCAAGTTCTTTTCTCTTCTTAAGTATGACTGAGTATTGTTTGAAACCATAATGAGATGGAGCGAAAAACTCAGACCCGTTATACATCGCTGGGTTGTTTTTCATCGCCTTCATAGCCCTTGAGGAGAGCGCTATCTGCTGCTCGCAAAAATGTATGGCTTTGTTTAAGTTGTCGCCTTTATCGCGCAGCTTATAATGTTTTTTAATTTTTTCTTGCAGCCCAAAGTGGATATCTAAAATTACATCATCAGGCAGATTTTTCAGTCCATCTAACCATTCTTCTTCTGTCACATCCCCACCCTCAATAATTAGTTTCCCTCATGTTAATCATCTGGTGGTGCAAAGGAAAGCAAAAAGCCTCAGTTAAGAGGCGGCGTGTGATCTAAATTACAAGGCCGTCCGTGGCCTGTGGGTGTCAGAACAATTTTGCAATATTCACATTGTGAACCGCTTTCCATGCCGCAGCCGGATAGGAGTTCGCTTTTCCGTAGCGTTCATCAGGAACAGATAGAACCTCTGCTCCATTGTCGGCACACCATTTCTTGAGCGGATGCCATTTGAATTTTGTTTCGGTCATATTCTCAACCGCCAGAACCGTCGCATGTTTTTTACAGGCGCCAAGTTTCGCAGCGAGAGCATTCTTTTCACGGACAGCTACGGATGCAGTAGCCATTGCTGTGGCTTCACGCTTGCGACCAATCCACGCCTTAGTTTCCACCGCATAATCACGCTCAGCGGCAATCATTGCCTTTTCTTTCTCAGACTTCAGCAGGTTTTCCAGCGCTTCGATATAGTTACCGGGTACCACTGCATTCTTGCGGGAATTAAAATATGTATCTTCCAGCAACTCGAAGTAGTCCCATGCCTGATCTGTTTCCAGCATTTTGGCGTGGCGTGATGCACCTCTCTCAGTCCAGAGGATAAGGTTTCTTGCGTGCTTGTTAACTGACCCGAAGTTATCGGGGCAGTTCTTAAACGCATGTAATTCCACGCCTTCTAACTTGAAGTAATGCTTTCCTTCAACAAACCGGTCTTTGTTATTTGAGAAATTATCCTGGATATTTCTCGCGTCAGCTCCGTACCCCACCGCCAGTGATTCAGTAGTGATTACCTTCTGATCACGGTAGTAGACTTCAGGAACCGTAAAGCGACTTTGCGTGACAACTGCATTATTGTTTGCTAATGTAATTTGACTCATGAAACTTCTCCATCATGGTTAAGTTTGGGGATTGCCAACAGTTCGCACCTGTTGGCTTTTCTGTTTTTAGTGCCTGTCAATGTGTTAACCTCGCTTTTGAATGCCACTCCATGTGTTTCAAAGAACTAAACAACGGGCCTTGCACGTCCTTTAAGCGCCCTGTCATTTCAGAATCAACCTCCATATTCAGTCTGCGCAACGATGGCGATAACATGCCGCCCCATATTTCGTTAATGCGCTTGATGTGCTTATAGGCCGTGGTGAGATTTCGTAACAGAAGATGCTCATCCAGCCCGTTAACTGCCACTTCACGATCCAGAATATCCAGCGCCCACTTACGGAATTGTTTAGCGACCGGCGTTGATGCAAACATAGCGATCAGGTGAGCGCCGCGCAGTGAGAAAAGGCGGACAACAACCTCAACTTCACCCGTTTTTCTAACCAACGTCATTTTGACGGTGGTTGTCATCGACTCCGTAAATTCATCAGAATTACGGGAATACACGCGACTAACGTTATCAGTCCGGCTATAACCCAACGCTTTTGCTAACTCCGTTGATGTGAGCCACATTTGACCGTCCTGATAAACCGGCTCAAATGTAATGTCCTGGAAAGTTAAGTCTGTTTTCGCTACACTGTTCATGTCATTTATTCCTGTTGAGGGATTATTTGATACTGAGGCCTCAATTGTTCGCGCAGTTGAGGCTTCTTCGTTACGGCATCCTGAATTCACCATTTTTAGCCATCTCCCTCACTATCTCTAAAATATACTCAAGCTGCACCTGAGTAGAGCGCCGCTTTTCACTGGCAACTTCATCAATCCATTTGCGCATATCTGGCTGCATGCGGAATGGGTACGGGGAAATTCTATTTTTCTTTTCCATAAATTATCTCCTGTGTAGTATTCCAATTGCACATCTTCATGATGTAATATCAGTTATAACCCATGACTCCCTAATGTGTCAATATGAATTTTATAGAGTTCACATATGAAAATTGATGATAATTTTAAAACCCGTATTACCCTTGCTAGGCAATCAATGGGGTTAACACAGGGTGAGCTTGCTGAAAAAATAGGCGTTGTACGCAGGCAAGTCGCCGCATATGAGGCTGGTGATTCAAAGCCCAGGGAGAAAGTCCTATCCAACCTAGCTGCGGCCCTTGGGGCATCACCTGAATGGCTATCTCATGGACACGGCCCATCACCAGACCTGTCAAATGTAAGGAAAACTGTCACTCTGATAGAAATCCCAGTGATATCACTGGTTAATTCATACGATTATTTTTTTGGAAAATCTACGGGCGATGTAGGGAATGCTATCGTTGACTTCATTCCCGCTCCTCTTGGAGCCAAGACAGATTCATTTGCGGTGGAGATTGCTGGTGACGCAATGACTTCATCTAGAGGGTTAAGCTTCCCGTCAGGAACGGTTGTTGTTTTTAATCCAACCGATCAGGCCAAAATCGGCGACTTTGTTCTTTGTGCTCTTCACCCAGATAAAGCGTTAACGTTTAAGCAGTTTATCTCCAGCAGGAGTGAGGCGCTTTTAAGACCACTGAACGCACTGTATCGCTCTATGCCGCTTAACGATGATACAGATATTATTGGCGTGGCCATCCACTCCCAGTATGACCTGACCGCAAAAAGACCATTTTGGGATAGTTATCCAGATAATGATTTTAACCCGGAATTGTTCCCAAATGACCTCTGGATGGATTATGAAAAAGAAACACCTCGGCGGGGGAGTTCCGTACTTTCCCGTCTAGACAAAATCGAGTCTATGCTTGAAAATCTGCTGAAAAATAAATAAGCCCCGGAAGGGGCTTAGTCACGCCTTCTTCCTGCTCACCAACCGGCGCTTGCCCTTAATCAGGTCATCGTTGCGTGCATCATCGGCTTTGGTGATAGCCTCATACTCATCTTTCGTGAAACCTTTCTCATCGGGATATTTCGCCTTCAGCATCATCACGAACTCAGTCATTGTGAGTTGTTCCGCTTCGCTGCGGGTGATGTTGAAATGCACACGGGCGGCACTGATGTAATCGACGGCGCGGAACTCGTCGGAGTATTCGTCTTTACCTTCGTTGCGCTGGAGTTTGCGCACCTTGGTCTTGCCGATAATGCCGTGGGTCATTAGCTCGCGCGCCAGCAGGATGATATCGCGATAATGCATAGCGCCGCGCCGGTACACCATGCCGGATTTTCCAACCCGCCATTCACCGATAACCTCAGAACAGTCATCGTTACAACATGCCTGCATCACGTCCATTGCTGTCGATAAAATGCTGCGCCCATAAACCGGTTTATTTAACAGTGCAATCAGCCATTCAGGAACCACTCCGTAAGCGTCTACGGCAGACTCTATAATTTGTTGTACCTCTGAGCCATTTAATCGCGTAAACGCACTCACAATCTCTTTAGGCTCACCGATTCGCGTCATGGCATCCAGTGACGGGCGAAACAGGTAATCATTTTCGGCAGTGGATATCACCATCTCGCCGTATTCTAAACGCGGTGTCATATATCCTCCTGAACATTATCAAGGGCACCCGGAGATACCCTTTGTAATATTTAGGCCGCAGTGACTGTAACGACACATTTCGCCGTCTTACCGCCATCTTCCGATGTGACAGTGATATTCGCGGCGCCAGCGGCAACACCGGTGACGGTGACAACATTCAACAATTTACTGACGGTAGCAAAATTAGGCTTATCGCTGACCACCTCGTAATTTTTGTTTGTCGCGTCAACCGGATTAAATCCAACCGTGAATGTTGCAGTTTCACCGGCTTTCACAGTCAGTGTCGCAGGGTTGGCAGTGACGCTCTGCACCACGATTTCTTCCTGTAACCACTCAAAGCTGTCAGCGTCTGCTACTTTCAGCTCACCGGAATACGTGGAGATTTCTTTGGTCGGGAACTCCATCGACCATGATGTGAAGTTCATGTAACCCTGAATCACATCACTACCGTCGCCTTTCATATCGAGCTGCACCCAATATGACGGCTGACGGCTGGCCTTGACTTCAGCAAGAATTTCTTTGGCGATATCAAAAGCAGACGTGGAGCCATCAGCACCTTTTCGCTTCAGCTCACCATCAAACTTAATGGTTAAATCCAGACCGGTCACGATAGCTTCGGTCAGCCCTTTTGTGTCGTCTGCTTTGGAAGTAACCGTTTCGGTACCATAATCAAGCCCTTTGCTGGTCAGTGCGCCGAGACGCAGAAACGCGGATTGGTCAGGAACTGTGCCTGGGCAACCGGGCGCGATGCGGAGAATTCCCGCATTACCCATCACCAGGCCTTTATCATCAGGGCATTGTGCCATGTTGTAACCTCTTTATTTGCAAATAAAAAAGGCCGCATAAGCGACCTGTTTGAAGTGTGTTTGTTTATGATGTACAGCGGAAAGCTAATTGCATGATGAACCGGCCTTCTTCTGTCGGTACCGGCTTAGGCATGCCGCCAAGGTTGTAAACTGAGTTGAGTTCGCAATCGTCCGGAAACTCGGATACGAAACTGAGAATGTCTTTCGCCCTGGTTAATACCGGCTCCGGATCATTCTGTGCGGACACCAGAATCAGCATCACATTGTCATCTGCGCCAAGGTCAGCAAATCTTCCGCTGCCGCCGTCAGGCTGAATAACGGCATATTGCTGTGTGCGCGACTCTGGTTCTTCCGTCCATGTCAGGTACTGAACAGTGAAATCATCCAGCAGGCCGACGCGGTTCAGATAACGCTCAAACGCTTCGTGTATCATATGCGCATCTCCTGATGCATGGCCGCTTCAATCTCATCGCGACTCTCTTCAAATCCCAGCGTAAGGAACTCTTTTCGCGCAGTGGCACGACGGAATGTCTGCTTAACTTTCGGATCATGTACAAATACCGCGTAGTTCGCAGAATATCCGACACGTCCGGTAACGCGGGTGCCGTTAACTGTGATTTCACGGAACTGAGAGTTGATAAGCGTGGATGTGTCGATAGGCGTGAACAGCGTGGCCTGAGCACCGCCAATCAGCATTGCTGCCTGTATTGCGCGTGTAACTTTGCGCCCTGTGATATTGCCGACCAGTGCATTGATATTGGCGCTGACCTCTGCGATACCTCTGATTTTTGCCGCCATATCACACCGCCGTTATCAGGGTGTAATCATCCGCTATGTGTTCGAATACATCCTCATCGCGTTTGATGAATTTGATTTCGTCAGCACCAGCAGATACCGGATCACCTGAGAGCCTTCCGATAGCGATAAAATCACCTTTCTTCGCATCAGCGTACTCAGTCCAGAACACCATTTTGATAGTGATTTCAGAGCCGATATCAATCTTTCCGCCCTTAAGCTCGCTACCATAGCCACACAGAAAATGGACCGGTTCCGAAAATTCGGGCTTACCGTATCTGTCCTTTCCGGCAAGCCGCCACAACGTAGCCCATGAGGTATACGCCCAATTAGCAACTGAACTCATTGATACCCCCCGACCACACCGAAGAAGCCAACCGTTTTGCTCGACAACGGCAAATCAGAGAAACACCCGGCACTGTCCCATGCGCGGATCTGGTTCAGCAGATAATCAGTACCGGCAGAATCATATGCGAAAGAACGAGACGCCCCGTTAGGAGCGCTCTGTGATGATATCTTTCGTGCGCCAGACAGCGAGGCCAACCGGACAGCGGTGTAAATCAGCAGCAGTTTCTGCGTGGTTTCGTCGTAGTTGGCTTCGAGACACCCGGACTTTGCATTAACCTGACTCAGTAACAGCGACAGCACAGAATCAGGCAATGTAAACCCGAGTTCAGCAATCATCGGCTTTACGTCATCAAGAGTTATCTGCATTATTTTTTACCGTTAGGTTTTGCCTTTGGCTGTTCAGAATCATCGTTACCAGGCGATGCAACTTCAATATCACCCGATGCGATAATCTCAACCAGACCGGCCTTTTCCCATTCTTTCGCGCTTTCATCTGACATTGTCAGTTGGCTACCGGCTTCCACAGGCTGGAAACCGGCACCGGCGAAGAAGTTATTTGAAACTACTTTTACCAGTGCCATAAATCCCCCTTATGCGCCTTTCGCGTGAACAACTGAGAAGTGGCCGCTGATGTCCTGTTTAACCATCAGACCGGCAGCGCCCCATGTGCGCCATACGTAATCAGAGTTATAGAACTGGCGCGGGTCTGCGACAGTACCGAACGCCTGACCGACAATCGGAGCGATAACACCGGCACCCAGCGGCACGATCAGCATTTCATTGCCTTTCAGCTCGTAATCTTCTTTGATGTCTTTGATGCCGGTGATTTTCTTCACTTCGTCCAGAATGGTGCGGGTCTGGTTAACGTCGAAATACACGCTCTCCCAATTCGACAGGATTTCACCTGACACATACCAGGTCTGCTCACCGTATTGCAGGTTTTGCAGTTTCAGCACATCACGCAGTTTGATGATTTCGGTGCGGATTTTCTTGCCGTCCTGCTCATCGGCAAAGTTCACCGTCAGTGTTACCTGGGCTACGCGCTCATCAGCACGGAAGCCCTTCCATGATTTGCCATCAAACTTGATGAAATTACCTTCGGAATCACGGAACCCGTTCCAGATAAAGTCAACGTATTTGCGGCGAACAGTATCAACAGAATCAGACTGTGCATCGGACAAAGAGGCCAGCGCGGAACCTTTCGCGAAGATCGGGTCACGGAAGCCAAACTTAAAGCCGGTATCGTGAATCGGCACCATCGTACCGTCAAAGGTGAATGCACCGGCATCAAGCAACGCACCAATCTGGCCGGACATTGACGTATGAGCCACGCCACCACTGCCTTTGCGGGCATATTCATACACGGATTCTTCCAGACGCACGGAGCGGGAAAGCCCCATCAGGTCATTCAGCAGGGTAAACTCGGTATTCGGCTGAAACTCGGACAGAACAGTCTGGTCGTATGCTTTATACAGGCGGCGGATGTCATCAACTGCGTTAGCGGCATCAACCTGGATTGCACCATTCCCGCGTGAATTGGCGCGCATAATGAACTCAGCAACAGCCTTTGCGGACTCGTTACGGGCAATCTGCAATTCGCCAAACTGCGCCGTATTTGCTTCAAGGTTGCCGGTTTCGGTCGCTTTTTTGGTTGAAAAATAAAACATTCGGTTCTCCTTACTTGAACACAACGCGAACCAGCTCACCCGCCTTAGCGGTCAGTGCTGAATCTTCTTCGACATAGGCAAATACAACTTCACCTTCCGCGGCGGTGGCCGCTGTGATCTGGCCGTTGGCAACAATCACCGGCTGGCCTTTTTTGTACGTACCGGCAGCAGCGCGGACGTTCAGGAATAATCCCTGCAATGGCTGGATTGCCACCACCCAATCACCAGCCTTCAGGTCGTCATCTACACCTTTGCAGCGCAGATAATCCATGTTTGCCACGTACAGGATCGCCGACTCTTTACCATCTACTGAGGCTTTGAACTTGCCGCCATCAAAAAAGCCTACCGTGCCGGGCTTAATGTCTGCTAATGCCTCGCCTTCACGATTTAACAGCGGGTTAGGAAAGATACCGCCAGCATGAATCACACGTTTTGTTTTGTTCGCCATTTCGTTTTACTCCGGCATTTCTGATACTGAGGTGGAAGAGTTATGCTGAGAATGGAACGAGCCATTCAGCCCCTGAACCGGCGCACACTGTGCGTACAGTTCTTTCAGCGGTTCACCGTCCAGTGCATTCACGGCTGTTTCTGTGAAGCCGAATTTGGCTTTAACTGCCTCGCGCATGGCTGATTTTTCTTTGTCCGCGCTTGCGTTTAACTGCTCCTTAAGCGGGGCGACGGCAGCGTTTACCGCAGCGGTGATCATGGCCTGCATATCGCTGTTAGTGGCCTTATCCTTTTTGTCCTTTTCTTCCTGCTCTTTTTCTCACGCGCCGCTTTCTCTTCCGGCGTTTCTTCGCCTTTTGATTCATTGGCGATCATCTGGTTGTACGCATCCATCAGCTCAGCATCGGATTTTCCGTCTGTGTCGATGCCTTTTGCCTTCAGCGCGTTTGTGATGAGTTGTTTCATCGGGTCGTTTTCCTTATTGGTTTTTACTTCGTACTCTGTTGGCTTGCGCACAACTTCAATGGGCTCACCGACAAGATCAGCTTCGCCGTTGTCGTCAATGAGATACTTTTGCTGGTAGGTTTTTCCGGATTTGTAGTAGATGAATTTGTCGGGCCAGACTGTTTCCGGATAAGGCCAGTCGTCACCGGATGATTGCTCTCTCAGGGCATCGCGCAGTGCTTTATGGATATCCTCGAAAGAGAAATTTGAACCGTTGGTGAAGAAGAATTTCACCTGACTGAAAATATCCGCCTTCGTGCAGTTCGCCGCATCAACCAGGCTGGCATTTTCGATATCACATTTCTGCCCGTCAGCATTAACGAACATCCCGACACCATCATCAGGAGTGGCCGCGCCGGGCTCACTCGCCGGAAGAATGGCGATATGATCAAAGTGCATGTTCCTGGCTACCCATGTGTACGGTTTGCCCTTCGACTTGCCTTTGTTCTGCTCGCGCTGTAACAGTAATCCGGTTGATACGTGTATCGGGTCTGTGCTGTTACCGGCAATGATGTCATCCACACGGGCAAGGAACTCTTTGCCTTTCTCAGTGGCATCAGCAAACCGACGGTTGACCTTCACGTCCATGACGACCCTTTCACCATCTTTGCGGACATTTTCAGCCCATGCGCCGATATGAAACTGGTTTACTGCTCTCGGCGTGTCAGCCGATACGTAATCTGTGCCGATTTTGGGATGCCCGTACGGGCACTGCCGCCCCTCCATCGACTGAAAGCTTTTGTTAATTTCGCTGGCCGGATATAGCCCCCCGTTCATCACAACGTCATCAACAACAGGCACAACGCCGCGAATGACGATATGCTCGTCACCGTCGATGGTTTCAGTTGAGATATTGGAGGAGTTGATAGCCAGCGATTTAACATGAATACCCGAAAGCTTCATGTGGTGGCCTCTTTGGTTATGAATCTTCGTCTGTTGACCAGGCTTTCCGCTCTGCTGTCAGCCGGTCAATAATGCCTTTGTTGTAAATCGTCCCGTCGTCATTCAGTAATACCGGTTGTGTCGCGCAGTAGCAGTTAAACCGGTTGCCGCCGTCAGCGTAGAACGACTCAACTTCCTCGACAGTGAACACTTTGCCGTGTCGTGCCGCATGCCAACTGCGTGTCGTCGGTTTCAGTGCAGATAACCACAGCAGACCGGTGCGCAGCCCGAGCCGCTCACTCGCCCATGTGGTTTCGTTCCAGTTTGCACGGCGTAACGCGCCTACCTGTTCCGTCTGAGCTATGCGCTTTGCGTTGCTCATTGAGACATCCAGCCGCTGACTCACGATTCTCGCTGTTTCTCTCGGATTGACACCCCTGGCTATCGATGTGCCTATGATGTTCGACAGGTCGGCGCGCGCGGCATCAGAAATACCTTTCCAGTCGCTGAACGTTGAGATAAACGTGGCGGCTATCTGGTTCTGGTATGCAGGTTGCGACATCAGGTAAGTGAGCGTGGTCTGTGTTGCATACACTTCTGACTGTAACGACAGGTTGGTATACGCATTCAGTGTGCCGCGGTCATACTCCGCTGCGATATGGCTGAACGCCCACAGGTTTTCACTCCCGCCATCAAGCAGATACTCATCCAGAATAGATTGCAGTCGCTCAAGGAAACGCGCGTACTCATCAGGCCGCTCAGCGAGGTCATACGAATAAACACCAGCATTCACCCTGATAAGCGAGTCAGGTTCGTTCTGTGCGTTTTTAGCGAGGATATAGCTGTAGAGTGAGTTCTGATTTCGTTCTCTGCCGCTGAATGACAGATCGAACAGTTGGCGGAGTGCTTTTTTCAGTCCGTGATACCGGTTTTCAATATCGCGGTACATCTTTCTGACAGGCTTTCCTGACTGTGTCGGGTCGGCCTTATTTCTCGGTATTATCGGCGACCCTGTTCTCTGGTTCTTTATCATCAGTTAACGGGTCTCCTTTGGGACCGGTTTCCGGTGGTTCGGTATTCTCAAACTCGGTAAGAGTCGGATATTCACCCAACGCCCTGATTTCGTTCTCCTGGAATACCGAATGACCGAATGCCTGTTGCGTTTTAACGGCGATATCGGCGGCTTTGTTCATCGAGTCGATTTTCTCAGCCTTACTCGGTGCCAGTAAGTCAGACCAACTTACGGTAATCTCTTCTCTTGGCTCAATAACGCCGAGAGTCCAGAATCGTGATACCACGGACTCAATCACTGATTTCAGGAATCCTGTGCGCCGTGACATGCACGTTTTAGCCCAATCCTTCATGTCCTCTGTTGATGCCCGCTCACCGGTAATCTGACCGATAAGCACCTTAACCGGCATATTGATTGAGGCAGCGAATTCAGCCAGTGCGGTACGCCATGTTGGTTCAGGATCAGCCGGCGCAACGGAAAGCACACTTGCCGTTCCTTCCTGCATCATCACTGATGCGTCAATGCTCTCGTTCAGCCTGCGAACCTGATCATCAAGTGCATCGGCCAGGCCATCCATATTGGTGCCTAATGCCTCCGCCAGGCGCTGGAAGTCGGTTTCTTTGCTGAACGCATAGTTGAGCTGACGACTGGCGTTTTTCAGGAATCCTTCAGCGCTGCCGCCCGATACCTTTTCAGCATCAATGAGTTTGTTGTAGCCTTTCCTCAGTAACGGGGTGCCGGATGTTAATTTTCCGTCTGCCGCCCCTTCAGCAAGAATGATTACGCGATCAGGGTGGATATCAATAACCCTCCCTGGGGAGCCATCCGATTCCTTACCGACATGTAATTCTGTGAATGAATACAGTGCCGGATAGCCGTAGTCCTCGCTGGTTTGATCTTCGTTCCAGCGCCTCACATCAAGCTGCTCTTCCCACGCGGGGATCATGCGGACAATGGCCTTATCTTTCAGGCGGGAAACCACGGCTCTGTCGACCGGCTCATCCCATTTTCGACCGTCACGCAACTGAATGATCAGCCCGGAATACCGGCCGACAAGGTTACGCTTGTCAGCCTCTTTGATTTGCTCCCAGTGTGATTTAAGCAGCTTGTTCAGCTTGCTATCCCAGTCAGTAGAGCCGTCCTGATCTGCTTCTTCGTCACCTTCGAATATTTCAGGAACATCAATCCAGCAGCCGGAGATATACCGGTCCACCGCTGCACCGCCCAAAGCGTTACGGTCATATGCGTTGTAAAAATCATAAAACGTCAGCACTTCCGGATAACCGAACTCACGCCAGATGCGCGGGCGCTTTGTGTTTCCGGTTCCTATACCGCCGGTTGCGTATGTCATTCTGGCTCTTGCTACCGCGCTGATAGCGTTATTCACCGCCAATGACAACCTGTCTCTGTTTACTTCCATTGTTGCCCTCATTAACGTTTACGAACCAGCATTCCTGCATTTCTGGTAGCTATCGGGAACTGCTTCACGATGTAATAACCGCCTGCATCGTTGGGGTGATCGTTATCAGCCGATTTATCAGGCTCTCCATTCGGAGCCCATACCTGTTGCTCAAGAGACTCTGTGTAGACCGGACAACGCTTAACATTCACCTTGTACCGCCGGTCACCGTTTGCATTACAGAACATGGCATTCATTGAGTTAATTCTGTCTTTAACCGGTGGGTTTGACGCATTGACGACCACGTTAAATCCGGCTTGCCGAAGCTGTGCCAGATCTGTTGCGCTGGCGTTATTGGATTTTCTTGATTCCCCAGACGCATCAGGGTAGATGTAAATTTCACGTACCTTTTGATAATCACCATCTGCATACAGCCAGAACCGCTCTTTGATAATGCGGATCATATCCGGCGTATCGTAGGCATTGATGATTTCTGTTACTGCGTTAGGCAATCCAAGGCGCAGTACATGAACCACACCTGCCATTTTGCCAACGTTAAAGTCCATTCCGATATACAGCGGTTCGCCTGGCTGCTCTTCTTCCTCGCTGTTATTCAGCTTGCGGTCAAAGGTGTGATAGATGGTGCCGCTGGTCAGGTTTGTGAATTGTCCGCGCAGATATGCTTTGATTAACTCAGGCGGATAAGAGTCCATCAGTGACGGAATGTAATCCGCCGGCAGATTCTTTTCATTGTCGAACGTTGAGGCCTGCACCAGACCGTACAGTGTTGTCAGTTCGGGTTTATCTCGGACCGCTTTCACGAATTGCTGATAAACGAACTTAAACCCTTCCGGCGTGGTGGTGACATCAATGCCGTTGCGCAGTCCGTCAACCTTATAGCGCATACGGGCAATGATTTTACGCCATGCTTTTTGCGCCTTATCCGCTTTCATGACATCAAGCTCATCAATCAGCGCGTTACCAATCTTGAATCCGACTATTGTTTCCGGCTTCTCCATCGACCGGCAGATTGTTGTGCCGCGATAACGCTTACCTTCGTAAAAGTGAACCTCTTTATTGCTTTCGTTCACCTTTACTTTCAGTCCCCAATCGAAAGCGACTTCTTCGACCGTGGGATAGAAAATGTCTCTGATCTGCGGATATGTTGGCGCGAAGTACCCCTGATTAATTCTCGGATGCTCCCACATCCCCTTGCAGATACCGCCGCACCCTACCCACGTCTTACCGGAACCGAACCCGGCAACGTATGCCCTGAACTTATTCGGCATAGCCAGAAATCGTGACTGAGGGATATTAAGGGTTGGCGCTATCATCTTCTCTGACCCTCGCATCTATCACATTGATGTTTATTGCAACCGGTGTTGGTGTATCGTTCTCATCATCTTCAGCCAGCTCGCGACCGAGTTTTTCTATTTCAAGCTCCCGGCGCTTAATTTCAAGATTTTGCAGTTTTTGAGCGGTCTCGCTATCAGCAAGGCCAATACGTTTCATGACCATCTCAAACATCCTTTCCCGGCTGATCGAAAGGACCTCAATACCGCTCTGCGTAACCTTGGTTCCTGAGTAAGCCATCCTTGCTGACGCTGATAATTTTCTGGTGTCATGCATATACACACGACCAATGCCTTCCCCACCACAAACAGGGCAGTCAGGATTTGGATCAAGCGTCAGATTAAAATCTGTGCCCCCCGAGCAATCAGGGTCATCCTGTCCTCTGGCTCTGGCCTTGGTCAGTGCCTTTTGATACTCGGAGTGCGTCCACTGGTAATTATGGTCAGCACCCCAGCAGTGATGACAGCAACCGATCCTATATTGCGATAATTCATTCGCATCAAATGTTGCCAGATTCCACGCCTTTGCTAAGACATCATCGGCATCAATGAGAGTGCGTGACAGCGACAGTTTTTGCTGATTCGCAATTTCGTTCGCAACTAAAGGTTTTTTAAGTAACTGATTCGCTATTACATGAGCGCTCTTTTCACTATACCCAGCCCTTATGGCTGCTTGAGTTGCGTTCCCATCTATCAGATATTCAACTATAAATTTCTTTTGCTGTGCTGTAAGCGCTTTGTCTTCTGCCAGTGATTTTGCGCTGTTCTTTACTTGCGAATTCGCAGTTTTGTTCGCAGTTTTAATATAGCGTTTCGCAGTTGTGTATTTTAATCCCTGAGACTCACACCACTCTTTCGGTGATATCCCTGTAGCGGCATGGTCAGACAGAAACTGTTTTTGTAGCTCGCTCCAGTCCGGCCTAGCCATAATTATTCCTTACTCTTTTCCTCAACCACCGGAATGTATCTGATGTCGCTGATCTCATCCGGCGCGATATACGTCCATGAGCCATCCAGACCGACAATGCCAATCAGTCCGTTAGTGATACGTGGCTCTTTCGTTGTCATCAATCCGTGATGTGTCGTGCCGTCCTTTTTGGTTGCTGTGACTTCGTATTTTTCAGTCATGCAATTCAACCTCCCGCCCTTCAAATACGATTTCTTTCTTAAAGCACAGGCTTGCTAACCATGTGCCGGGCAGAAAGGCGGCGATAAACAACACCGGCTTCATGTACCAACGCAGGGTCATTTTGTAACTGATGGTTGTTGTAATCATAATTGCCTCTCTTGTGGGTTAGATATCACCATTTCTTCCACCACGGCAGGTGTCGCCGCATATGAGGGTGTCTTTATCCCGGTGTTACCGATTATTCTGGATGTCCACACGCTCGCTGTGAGGAGTGGCACAGGTCATGGCTAATGTGGCAGAGGAGATCGGCGACTCGAAGGTAATAAAAAACCCGCCGGAGCGGGTAAGAGTTTGCTTTATGTGTCTGGTAATCAGGGAGGGATTCGAACCCTCGTCTGACGCAGTATTGGTCACGGCCACCACTGTTCAGTATAGGCGTGTCACGCTTTGTCCCGTCGGGAGTTCCCTCCTGCCGTCTCGCGCACCTGATTATTTTTTCAAGATAACATAAAAAAGACCACTGGGCAGTCTATTGTGATTGCGTTATTTTTTAATTTTCTCGTTTTGTGCGTCTTTTTAATAGGTAATCGTTATAGCAATAAATACACTGACCATTTGAGGAGCGGCGAATTGTTGACTGATGTTTTTTGCATGGGGAGCCAGCATAATTCCTATCCCCATTATCCAAAGCTAAAGCTCGGCTACTTTTATATATTATTAAACCACCTGAATTAACGTCAGTTTTTTTGCAATGTATAAATTTGTTAAGGATGCCGTTTTGATATGTATGCCTTCCTTTCGAAATGCAGTCATATATATTCTCTCTGTGAGTTGCCGGAATCAAATGCTTTGGGTTTATGCATGCTGGATTGTCACACGTGTGCATTAGCTCAAGGTTTGCTTGGTCATAATCTCCAACCAGCATTAAATATGCCACCTTATGTGCGCCTAAGCTGTGCGGACCAACCTTTATTCTTCCGTAACCACAGCGGTCTTTCCCGCCCATAAATACCCAACACCCGGTTTTATCATTTACCTCAATGCGGCTCATCAGTCTTGTGGTTAGCGGTTTTCTTACTTCGAGAGATTTAAGATACGCAGTATTGAACATAGTCGCCTCGCTATCGCCAATTAGTGAGCACAATCAGGACGCTGGCGTGACGTCTTTTCGGGGATCAGCCTAGATTGCGCACATAAAAAAGCCCCCAATTAAGGAGGCGTTTTGATGTCGTACTGCTCATTTCGTCATGGTCAGAGAAGAGCTATCTAACCTTGTCGGGGGTATTCGTAAAAAAGCCCCGCTATTTAGCGAGGCTCGTTGTTTTCTTGTGGGGGTGTTATTTTTCGATATTTATGCTGAATAGGATTGCCACTATTGGAATTACAAACCAGCTAATATCTGGATATATGTGTTGAATACCAGAACCAATTAACATTGGAAAATAGATTTTTTTAGTGGTATCCGCACTCCAGGTAATATTCATTTCATCACCTGCCTTTGTTGCTCAATCTCCCGTATTGCCCGCTTATCGTGATTGCAGTCAGCTATCGACTTCATTGCATCGGTCAGCAGCAGGATTGCGCCGCCGTATGTCAGTTCGTCGGGAATAACCGGCAGCAGACAATCAGCGGTCAGTTGTGGCGGAATCGGAACCACCGGCGCGGGCACGAATGTCTCTTTCGTATTGCTGCAACTTCCCAACAACGCCAGAGGAAACAGGAGTAACAGCGCACTCACTGTCTTTAAACTCCGTTCTGATAACGGTTTTAATTTTGACATTCTCAGTGTCCTCTGTTTCTTTGGCTTTGATGTTGTCGAGAGCCACACGCTGATTGATAGCGACAGCAGATAGGGTGATGTTATTTACCGCCGTCAATGCAGAATGCTTATCTTTCAGTGCCTGATAGTTGCCTTTCAGACCACCATACAGATGCAGGATAAGCAGCAGGCCGATGACCAGTACCACGCAGATACCGGCCAAAGCTTTTGTCAGCCAGTCCATATCATGACTCTTTTACTGAAAGTGCAGCGTTACCAACAGGCAGCGGACGATTATCCACCGGAACACCTGACGGCCAGCGGTAACCGGTAACGCGGTCAGTACCGAATGCTTTGATATTTACCGCGTCGGACTGATTACCGCCCAGCACCATCAATTGGCCAGATTCTGTCTTACCGACCACGAAGCCAACATGACCGCCACCGGTACGGGAGAATGTGACAATGCAGCCATATGCAGGCTCTTTCAGTGCGTCACCGAACGCCAGATATGAACGGGAAGAATCAGAACGGGCCGAGCGGATTCCGGCGCGCTCCAGACATGCATTCACAAATCCTGCACACCACGGCACTTTACGCGCAGTGCCAACCAGTCCGCGCAGTTTGCTGTCAATCCACATCTGGTCTACTGCTGCGGAACCTGCTGCTGTGTGTTCTGATACGCCGATCTCTTTCCGGGCTTCAGTAATCCATTTTGGTTCAGTCACTTTTTGCACCTCTGAATATTTTCGTCACATTCCCGCCGGCCAGCATCACCAGAATAAATCCGGCGACGTTTATCGCCACCTCGGACGGGTCAGCATGGGAATAGTCATTTGTCAGAATGCGCAGCGGTACTGAGCCAAAGGCCACGATTAACAGCCACGCCATGAGTGATGGTAAGAACTTGTATTGTGCGCCGTTGCGCTGGTAGTTCATCAGCCGGATAGCCGCCAGGCCACACACAAAGAAATTGGTGTAAACCCATAAGTCCGGGAGGATCATCTTCCACCCCCTCTGAATTTATCAATAGTCGCTCCGACCACTTTGTTAATAAACTCAGTGAGTGAACCCGGCTTTGAAATCGCCACCAGAACACCTACCAGACCGGCCGAAGCAAACATAGCCCCTACTGACCTGTCGACCGGCTGATCACTGACAAACTTACTCAGCAGACCGGCAACAAAGTCAGCCCCGTAAATACCAATGATGAATGACACGACGAAATAGCCCCATCTGTGCCACAACTTGATATCGCGGGATGAAAGTACGAATACAACCGCACCGGCGAATGCCCCGATCACTACGCCAGCATCCAGTCCGGCAAATAGACCAACAATAGAGACACCCGCTAACGAGGCGGTTGCTGTGCCTGTTAACGGCTCCTGCATTATGTTCAGCCCTTATTTCAGGAATAAAAAAAGGCCACCTAAGTGACCTCATGTAATTTAATAAATTTAATCTTTTTTCTTACCTTTGACTGCGTCATAAACAATACTTGCGCCAAAACAGATAATGGCGAGAGGAAGCCCCCACTTAACATCACCCGCAATAACGCCAAAGTTTTCAAGTAAGGAGATTATCCCCGCAGCAATAATAAATAACCCAAAAAACATAGATACCTCGCCCATAAGAATGTGAGCAGATAGTATACCCAATCATTAGGATATCTAACAAATCCAACACTGCGCTAAATGATGTAAAAGCCGCGCACAGTATCTCTGCGCTGATTACGTTTGTTTGTTCAGGATTCTGTGGCGGCGTATTGGAACCATCCCGAGGATGTGCTCGATATGGTGGAGACGAAAAAGGCCACGCAATGCGCAGCCATGAATTTGACACCCCTTTCTGGTAATCACGGTAGGGATAACACCGCGCCGAATTTGGTAACAAGGGTTCGGAATACCTTGGGCTTTGGTTTCTTAGGCCGCTGCCAACATCAGGTTATCATTTGCATTTATTTTTAAATGATAAAAACAGCCGCAATGCCTGACGAAAACTACTGGCGAAAAAAGGCCGCACATGGCGACCTTTGGAATGTGAACTATCCGGAAATTCCGGAGAGTTGAAATAATTGTGGAGGCATACGCTGAGAGTGTATGCGTTCAGGTTCCCCATGGCGTGCGTGCTTCTATCCTGATAAGTACAGTATCCCATGCGAGTTAGCCGATCAGCCTCGGCATTCTCCACAATGGAAAGGTAACTCCCAGCTTTGCGTGTGGATTTCAAGAGCGGCAGGCCTACCACTTGAAGTTACCTTACCATTGCAGATATGAAAAAGCCCCGCCGAAGCGAGGCTTATAATTCATTGTTTAAACACTCCGAACGCAAAAACTCGCGGAGGATATCACAAATATACCAGGTGATAATTTTTTTGCAAGTATTTTGCATTACTTTTTCTTATTCAAAATTATCATCAATCTCCTTTCCGTTATTGAGCTCATGCATTATTGCCTTATGCATCTTCGCCTCAATTATTCTAATGCACCATCTGACGCGGTCACGAGCCTGCGGCATTGAAAGTGCTCCTTTGGTAATTCGCATTAAATACTGCGCGATGGACTCCATCCGGTGCCCGTATACATAGTAATTCACAGCCACCCTGACCAATGGTGAGTTGCCGCCGAACACCCTGATCAGCATGTCATCAACATAAAGCCCGAGTTCGTCAGAGCACTTAGGAACTGAGCGATGCTTCAAATTTGCGATGATTTGCGAAAGTTTTTTGATAAGCTCATCCCCAACGTAACCACGGGAATGAAGCCCTTCGATAATCGCTGTTATGCCGTCTGCTGTTATGGCCCCCCGACCTGAAACAGACTCCATAAAACGACCGATTGGGCTAACCTGGTTTTTTTCATCAAGGCCGTCATATGCCCACGACCCCCACCCGCTCAGGATATGGCTAATCCAGACCCTTTCGTGTTGCTCAAGCAGTCTTGTCGGGCTGATGTCTCTTGATTTTTTAATGAACGCCAGTAGCGCCATCTGATCTTTCGGTAAATCGTGCTTTGACGTAACACAGTTGAAAAATTCACCATCCGTCAGTTGCAGGAACCGGTTGGCCTCATCGACTGCATCCTGTTTGTGCTCATAACTTCCCAGGTAAAACTTGTGCCCGAGCCGGTTTATTTGCACTATCCACCGCTTTGTTTTCCTCTCCTGCGATACGCACCTTGCCCCTGATGTATTGTTTTTCCCGAGCCTGCGATTACATGCATTCTGCTGAGAAGTGGCTTCGCGTAAATTACAGAGCCTGTTGTCAGATGTATTACCGTTGATGTGGTCAATATCATTCGCGGGCCATCTTCCGTGCATGTAGAACCACGCCAGCCTGTGGGCCATGAACTTTTTCGACTTCACACTTACGCCAATATATCCATTCCACATAAAACCTTTAACGCGAACACCGCTGTGATTTCGGCTGGAGAATATTCCGGTTTCAGGGTTGTACCACACCTGCTCTCGCAGTATTGCCAGCTCAATGTTTTCATCCGGCAAATTGCCCCTTGCATAGCCATGAGTGATCATTCGCTTTTCCCCTGGTTGCCTTTCATCTTGGATTTGGTCATCAGCACGCCGTTGTAGATAACGTGCATTTCACACCGGGTATCGCGGTGAAACTTCCTGACTGTATGCCGGTTTATTCCCAGCTCGCTCGCCAGTGCGGTCATATTTCCATGGTGCTTAACCAGCATTACCGGTATCGATGTGATTTCAGGTTTCATCCCCTATCTCCCATATCGTGACATCCAGTGACCCACCGCTTACCCTTTCACCGCGCCTGATCCGCATATCATCAATCTGGCTGTCGTCCTTCCAGAAACCGGCGTGAGTGAGCGAATCGAAAACAGCCTTTGGCAGGTTATCGAGGTCTCTCTGTCGCTTGTCCGGGGGATTTGCCGTGATACTGATTCTGATGCGGGATGTGGTGCTGATATCGAGGTTTTGCTGTCTGATTAATTCTGTGATGTGCTGTCGGTATCTGGTTCCTTTCTCTGCGATGTAGTGCCGACCTCTGGCATGTCGCCAGTACGTGTTGTTGGATGGCGGCCACGGCAACTTAAGGTGATATTGGTTCATCTGACTGACAGCCTCCCTTCATTTGCCAATTTCCTAATCGTTAGCACAATGGCTTTATCCATTTCAGACCGCCTTTCCTCTCTGGTCATATCCCTGCCGTTATCTATTCGCGAGTGGCATTCTTCACACAAGGCGGCGGTAAGACAGTCATCAACTTTAATCCCCATCCCCTTGCCTTCATTCCGATGCGCTGCCTGAACCCCGTACTTGCCACACAGAACACAGCAATCAATCTCCCTTACAGCCTGGAGCCATTTTTTGCTTCTAAACATACTCGCCCTCCAGAAACCGCTTGTAAGCCGACTTTCTTTTGATGTTGCAGACAGTCTGCGCGCATACGCCATAATTTTTTGCTATATCTCTATATTTGCCTTTTGCTGAATAAATTTCTTTAACCTGATGTGGGGTTAATTTTGAGAAGTGATGACGAAAACTGTGAGCCAAAAGCCCGCTATCGAAACCATGAATGGCATTTTCTCTCCGTGTAACCCACTCAAGATTTTCAACTGAATTGTTTAATTTATTTCCGTCAATATGATTAACTTCTGGCTTGTTTTCTGGATTAGGAAGGAACGCCTCAGCAACCAGACGATGCACCATTCTATAAGACGGCTTCCCTTTCCCTCCTGGATACAATCCAACAAAAGCGTAGCCGCCGGGCTTAACACCTGGCGAGAGAATTTTCTGCTTAAGAGCAGAAATCACATCGCCTGCATCGTTTACGCGATACCGGCCTTCAAACCCAGCGACATCCATTACTCGGCATTCTCTGCCGCGCGCTTCTTTTCGTAAGTTAGCCATAATCACCACCAGTATTCATAGATGCCGAGTGCAATAACAAATATCACCCAACTCAGAGTGAACGGATTACTCAGATATCCCAGGATGCGTTTGATCATCACCATCTCCTTTTATCTTCTCGACAACTTCCAGATGCGGACATTCGCTGGCGCACTGGTCGCACACGTAAACTTCATCGTCGGCCAGTTCTTTACTGCATATTTGGCATTCCACAGCGCACCTCCCGCAGCATTGCGTCAATGTCATTGATGAACGACCACCCGAACCCAGGCTCAAACGGGCGGGTTCTGGATTTTGGACGAGATGCCTTCTCCTTGACTACCGTCATCCTTGCCTTAGCTACCGGTGTAGGCTTTTCGGCCAGGCTGCTGAAATGTGCCCTGACTTTGGATGCCGCACGGTCGTCAAAAGCGTAATAAACCTGACTGCCTTTCCTGCGCACGGCGTGGACACTGCCGATATCCTGCAACAGCCGGACAAATTTAGCGTCTATCATGCTGCCAAGACCGGTGGCCTGCGCAACCATCTTGACCGTGAAGGTGTCAAGGTGGCGAAGTGACCGGATTATTTTCAGGCACATGTCCTGCTTCTGCTCATTAGTGTGAAGGTATTGTCTTGCCATGATTTCGGTTCTCCTTATCAATCACCTGCTGACATATTGCCTGCGCCCTGTCACCCGCTATAAGTTCACGCGTTTTCGCATACAGCGCACGCCTGGCCGGTAACAAAAATTCAGCCCCATACCACACGCTGGCCGCAAACACCCGACTGGCGACAAAGGCGATGTGTTGTATTTCTGTCATGCATCCTGCTCCCTTTTGAGTTTCATATATTCCGAATTATCCGGTATCGTCACAAAACAACCGATGCCTGTAGCCCAGCGCTCAACCTGCCCCATGAAGTGGAACATTTCCCCGGTGTCTAACTTTGATGTTTTTCTCATAGTCCTTACGCGCTCTGTATGCTGCGTGGTGGCGTCTATCATTTCAGTGACCTCGTAGCCCAGGAATGTGTGTTTAAGCATTTCCTTGACTGTCTCAGGCGTGAATTTAGAGCCGTTGTCACACAGGTACTTGCTTATCTCGCCGCACCACATATGAAACGTGGCGTTCTGAGATAGTGAGCGGGTAGATTTCCAGGGCTTGATGATTACTCGGTGGGGTTTGTTTGTTGCGAGTGCTTCTTTGAGGTGTTGCCAGGCTGCGTCTTTAGTTGTTTCGTGGAAGAGAAATTCTGCTTCCATTTAGCCTCCGCAGGCTGAAAATACTCCGAAATATGCCGCTGTTGCTGCCAGCGTCATCCCTACAAATATTCCGACACTAAAAATAAATAACACCGCACTGGCATCCATGTTGCTGTCTTTCATCCCCTACTCCTTCTCACACTTAAAATCAGTCAGGACGACTTTGTCACCGAATGACCGGCCAGCTTCTTTGCTGCGGTAAATCATGTTTTCACATTCACGCTTACTGAGTTTCTTCGGTGACCGACGGAACCAACTCACCGGCAGTCCGCCGGGCTTGTGTATCGTTGCGGTTATTTTGTACATGAACGCAGCTCCTGAATTTGCTCTTTGGTCAGACTGTCCATCGAGTACCACTCCGTAAAATAGCGGGTAATCATTCGCCATGTACTCGGGAATCCATCCATAAACGTCCCGATTAAAAGAACCGGCAGAAATGACAGCACCAGAAACCACTTGTCGTAATAGCACTCAAGATAGCCATCGTCCGACATAACCGAGTGCTGATAAAACGCCAGGCGGCGGGTGGGAAATAACTTGTTGTGAGTCTTGCGTTTTATTTTCATCACTCCTCCGGTGGTTGCGGCAGTGGGATGTCATCAAAATCAATCCAGTGAGTAACCGTCAGTCCTCTGTTGTTGATTGCGGATGTGATGTATCGGTAGCTGGCGCCTGAGCAATTTCCGACACCAACATTTAAATGACCGCCGCATTCAGTTAAAACTACAGCTCCATCCTCTGGCATTCTTTCCGAACACTTAATCCATTTCATTGGTGACTTCTCCGTAATTTAGCCTGGGATTCCAGCACCAGAAGTTTGTTTATTACCCGCTCACACCTGTATTTTTGGCCGCGATACTCACTGAACCTCATGCCGTTTTTTATGCCTCTAACAAGCCGAGAAACCCGCTCACGATGGAAAATCATCATCAGTGTTTTGAAATCTGTTCCCTTACCCTTCATCGTCATCTCCTTTTGGCGGTGTCTGGTACGGCAGTCTGCTGCGAACTCCGGCCATGTAGGCGCGGTATCTTGTTTCTACGCCGGATGGTGTGTATGTAAATTCGCCGGACTGTAATGCTTTTCTCTGCTTCATGATGTACTCGGGTTCATAGCCAAGATCCCCCCGCACACCACTTTTCAAAATCCGTTGGTTCCATGATCAGGATTCCTCCGTGCCCTATCCGCGAACCAGCGTGGCTGTTCTGATATTTTCGTATGCCTCAAATGCTTCAATGCGCTCAACGCCATCGCACTCTTTTGCATAGGCATACATGGCCTTTTCAGCTTCACGGTGTTTTTCCAGTGCAATGCGTTTTAATTCTGCGAGTTGTTCTGTAGCCATAATCAAAAGTCCTTCTGTCTTGGGTTATGCCGTCCGCGTCCGGAATCCGAACTTGGCCTTTAATTCTGCAATATGCGCCAGTGCTTTTTCCTTCGGTACCGGAATATGCAACTTAGGGATTTGCACACGCGGTGCCGGAATTTCTTCACCGGATCGGATTCTGGATGCCATCACCGCCAGCTCCTGAGAACAGCGCTTTTTCAGCTCTGACTCGGTAAGGCCGGACGCACGGCTCAGTGCATGTAACTTCGTGACCATCCAGTAACAGGCGTTGTTTTGCCACGGATAATCCTCTGCTGTCCGGTACATACTGCGGTTAGCACTGAACTTCATGATCATGTCATAAAGCCCGTCCGCATCCGGAAGTCCAACGGCCACGCAGTCAGCCTGCTTGCACCACTGAACAAACTGACCCGGTGACGGGAGAAACGGCTTCTCCTGCTGCCTGGCAATCCGCATACCGGCGTTGATCTGCTCCACCGTCCGGATTCCGTTTTCGGCAAAGGCCAGAACCCACTGACGGCGAAATTCGTTCAGGTCATCCTGTGTCTGAAAGTTTGCCATTGCTGCCGGGAATGTTGCTTTCAGCTGCCGGAACAGATCGTTGAATACCTGAATGGCTTCCTGCGGAACTTTCTGTTGCGATTTTGGTGCAGCCCCTGCCATTGACCGCAATGCGCCAGCATCACGCTGCTGAATGGCTGTGGTGAGTGATTTCATACTTTCAGCTCCTCCGCCCAATCGGTGTTATCGAAATCAAGATGCGGCCTGCCGGATGGCTTACCCTGCCCCTGCGTGTTCCGCTTGGCTTCCAGTTGAGTCCATTTCTCGCGAAGCTTTGCAGGGCTCAGGATGTTGCTCTTCCAGAAACTGTCCTGGTTCGCGAATTTGAACATCTGGCAGATATCAGAATGCGTCCTGCTGTCCTGCTCACGCATCAGGCGGACATCGTTAGCCCATCCTGACCAGTTAGGTGTTTTGGCAGACGGGCTGATTCTGGTGATGAGTTGGAATATCCACTGAGCGGCCTTCAGGTCATCAGCAGTTCCCCACTTGTCACCTTTCGGTGAGCTGACTGCGGCTTCTGGTTTTACTTTGCGGGGAGAAGATTTTGAAATTCTCGGACGATCATTAAATACGTTAGTATTTAATATATTATTATTGTTTATGGACAATCGTTGGACATCTGTTGGACAAACATCGCTGAGAGGTGCGTTTTTAATGGTGTTTGCGTTGGACATCTGTTGGACATCCGTTGGACAATTTTGTGACTGAAAATCGTCATATTTCACTATCGAAATCAGGCTGAATTTACGACCTTTCGACTCAATATTAATCATCCCTTTCGACTCAAAAGTGCGGAGTAAACTCTTCACTTTGTTGTCCGGAATGAACGTTTCGGATACCAGTGTCGGTCTGCCGGTGATCATCTGGCCGCGCCGGACAATCATCATACCGATATCAGTATTAACCTCCTCGTCAGTGTGATTTGCTTTCAGTATCAGATGCAGCCACAGATGGACTGCCTGAGAATCCCTGTATAGCCTGCTGTCCATGAATTGTCTGTGTATCAATGCAAACCCCTTGCCGGATTGCTCCGGCGTTACATGCCGCTCCTCCGGCGCTCTGCCGGGGAACCGGTACACGTTATTTAATGCGGTATTCATGACCCGACCTCCTGTCTGGTTTCAGATAAAAATGCCTGGTACTCTTCCATAAGCAATCCTGCCTCGCCGTCCAGCTCTAACCCTGCCTCAGCAACAGCCTGGATAAACTTTCTGGCCTTCACTGCGCTGAATTGCGGCAACGCCGCACTTCTGGTTAATTTCTTTTTACCGGCGGCTTTGGCTTTGCTCATCAGCCCTGTGGCAACAGAGTCAGCTTTCGGCCCATGCTCGCGAGATAGTGCAACTGCTGTTGTCGCTGCTATTTCACCAGCCTCAACCAGCTTTATCAGTTCATCACCGGATGACAGTAGTTGCAGGTGAGTTTCAACATCAGAAGTTGACCTGTGAAATTCATCAGCAATTTCCTGAATTGTGTATCCGGCATTCCTTGCTCTGTTGTATTGCTTTGCGCGCTGAACAGGGGTAATAGCCAGACCTTCACTGGTACCAGCCTGATGAGCGAGGCGCTCTAACTCGGTACCAATGAAATCCTTACATTCAATCCGGGGGATACTAATACCGTCAGCAATAGCGTATCCGGCACCGATATAGCGATGCTGACCATCAATGATCTTCACCCCTTTCTCTGTCACCTGGACGGATAATGCCGGGAGGTCTGCCCCTGATTTCCATAATTCGCACATTTTTCGAGCGTGCTCTTCATTAAGAGGGCGGATGTTATCGCCCGGCTCCAGATACAGCTCGTCATACGGAACCATAAATGCTTTCTTAACTGTGGTTCCGGTGCCGTTTTTGTCTTTATGCTTGTAATATTGCGATAGCGTTGCCATAATTACTCCTGTATGTATGTTCAGTTAATGCGCCTCTGCTGCTCCAACAGCCGGGGCGTTTTCTTTTGTTCTCATCAGAGAGAGTTCGCCGATCTGCTTCCACAGAAACCGGTATTCTTCCTCGCTGATTTTCTTCTCGCCTGGCAAAACAAAATCTGTGATACCGGCTGCGGCCAATGTCTCGCATATCTCCGGTAACTTTTCTGTTCTGCGTAAGACTGTTGAATCGTGTACACCGAGCAGTTTTGCAACCACTGTCTGTGTGGTGCTTCTCAGTGCCTGATGAGCTGTTGCCATCAGATGATTTGACACAAACCGGTTAAACGATTTGCGTGGATTTGCATTTTCCATAATTCATAATGTCCTTATTGAGATAACAGTTATTCGCTCACTTCCTGTGAGGTGTTGCTGTGTTGAAAAGTGTTCCAGCACATATCCGGAACGGGCTAAATTGTGTAAAGAGCGGTGTGTTTATTTTTATGCTGCATCTGCGCCGCAGATCAGCCAACTTGGGTCGCATTTCAGTGCAGTAGCAATTTCAACAATAAATCGTGGTCTCTTGATGAATCCTGATTCAATTTGTTGAATTGATTGCTGTTTTAATCCAACCATCTCAGCTAATTCTGACTGGGTAAGATTAAGCGCCACGCGACGAGTTTTAACCCTTTCCGATAGTGTACTCATTGTGCCTCCTTGACAAAGTTTTTTGTATTTAAAAACAAATTAGTTTGTTTGTCAATTACAGGTTTTCTTGTGACTATCGATAAGATATTTGAAGAGGTTTTTATGTCGATCTCAGAACGAGTCAAAAACAAGAGAACTGCTCTCGGATTAACACAGGCTGAGTTAGCCGAGCGAGCAGGAACTACACAGCAGTCAATAGAACAATTAGAAAGCGGTAAAACCAAGAGACCACGGTTTTTGCCGGAATTAGCTGCGGCATTAAATTGCTCAGTTGATTGGTTGGTTACAGGAAATCAGGAGGATTCTATTCCTCCACAATCTGAGTGGGGAACTGTTGCTACATGGGACAGCGGAACGCCACTTGAAGATGACGAGGTTGAAGTGCCATTTTTAAAAGACATTGAGTTGGCATGTGGCAATGGCAGTTTTATTAATGTTGATTATAACGGCTACAAATTAAGGTTTTCAAAATCCACGCTCAGAAGAATTGGTGCGCCGTCTGATGGGTCAACTATTGTCTGTTTCCCAGCCAAAGGCGATAGCATGGAGCCTGTTATACCAGATAAGGCAGCTGTAGCTATTGATATCTCTAATAAAAAAATAATTGACGGAAAAGTTTACGCAATAGATCAGGACGGATTGAAACGCTTGAAAATGCTTTATCGCAGACCAGGGAACAAACTTATTATTCGCAGTTATAACCGTGATGAATACGAAGATGAAGAAGCCGATGAAAATGAAGTCCAGATAGTTGGCAGAATGTTTTGGTATTCCGTACTTGATTATTGAGGTAAGTAATGGATAACTTTAAGGCAAGACTGAAAAATCATGTTGAGCATGTGAAACAGGTTGGTCAGCATTGCTCTACTGAAGAGACGACAAAACAAGCTCTTATTCTGCCATTTTTGGATATTCTTGGGTTTAGCCCGTATGACCCACAGAAAGTAAAAGCAGAGTATGGTGCCGACTTCCCTGGCGCAAAAGCGAACGAGAGGGTTGATTATGCCCTTTTCTGCCAAGATGTTCCGGTGATGTTTATAGAGGCAAAGGGATACTTCGAGAAATTGGATAACCATTGTCCTCAGTTATCTCGCTATTTCAATTCAACACCTGAAGTTACTATTTCTGCCATTACAAACGGCCTTGAGTGGCGCTTCTTTACTGATCTAAAGCAAAAGAACGTCATGGACCCCACTCCATTCCTTCGGATTAGAATGGACGAAGTGAGTGATTCTGATGCCGGCCAGCTGTTCCGATTCAGGCATGACAAATTCAAGCCAGAAGCATTAAGAACTTTAGCTGAAGAGAGTGTTTATTTATCTGCATTTACAAAAACAATCAGTTCAAGCCTGCGAGATGTTGACAGTGAGTTTGTAAGATATGTTGCCAGTAGATCCAATGTGGAGAGGCAACTTAACCAAAGATTTATTGATTCTATTACCCCATTAGTCAAACAAGCAGTGGAACGTTCTGTTAGTGCAATGGTGGTGTCTGGCCTGTCTGGTAAGGGACTGTCTACTGACGAGCCAGCTGAGTTGGCGGATACAGCAGAGACCAAACAGGATAAAGAATTTGAAAATATCATCGATCCTGATAACCCAAACATTGTCACAACAAAAAACGAGTTAGAGCTTTTCGAAAAAATCAAAGCGATAACTGGTTGTGAAGACATCCAATACAAGGACACCGAATCATATTTCGGGATATTGTATCAAGGCAAAACAAACAGATGGATCGTCAGATATTATGATAAAACCAATGCCTTTATCCAAGTACCAATAGAAGTCACTGACATCCTTGCCAATGAAATAGCAAGAGCCGGATTAGAATTAACCAATGGGCGGATTTCTCTTGGATGCCCAGAAGACATCTTACGCATAACAGGGATAGTGCTTGATTCATTTGAATACGTTAAAAATGATGAGAATTTCATCCGTAAAAAACAAAGTTAACCGCCAAGACCCCACCCTATATAGCCCTCTCCTGAGGGCTTTTTTATGCCTGCCATCAAAAACCCCTACAAATCCTTGTGACAAACCTCACTAAAACAAAAATTACAAAAATAATACGCCATAAAAAACAAGCAAATACAAAATAATCACACCGGAAATACAATTTAATACAAGTTTACCTGTTTACAAGAGAACAAGATTTCTTGTATATTACAAACATCAACGACACGGAGCCAAAGATAAACGGACTTAGCTCTTTTACAATCGGGAACCTGATCTGAATAAGTGTCAGATCACCACTGAGTGGTTTTTGGGATTGGTGAATGCGCAGGCTGATGCGCTAGGCGTGAGTGTAACGGGGTTCCTAGGCCCGGTGTAACGAGAGTGACGGTAAGGCCGATCTGGTGAAGGCGCCCTCAAAGTGGGTATAGGCGGGTTCGATTCTCGCTACCGAAGCCGGAGATCAACACCGGCCACCAATCACCAAAAATTACTCAGGAGGCAATATGGCAACAATTACTGTTATTCCAAAGAAAGACAACGCGAAGAACCGCCGGTTAGCAAAGCAAATGGCGTTCTGGGACAGAAAGCGTGCGGAGTATGCAGCGAAGCCTAAAAGCCGCTCAATGGAAGAAATTATCGATTCAGTATTTGCGCCAGCGAAAGAAGAACGTCCGGTGCTGACACTGAAACCAACGCAGTATTACCCATCCGGTGATAACTGCTGCTTACCTAAAGTGGCAATTTTTAGCGGAGTTAAGACCAAGCAGCCGAAAGGTGATTTCGGGATTACAGTGCGAGCATGACCTGATGGTTGTGTGAGCGCAGATACTAATTATAGCCCATTCGGTGAGTGGGCTATGGTGAGTTAATAACAGGAGATGGATATGGATAAAGTCAGAGTGGCAATCACATGCGAATTACGAAGTAAGTACTGCAAGTATGTAGACATGAGCAGAGACGACCTTGAAAAGTACGACCAGTTAATTAACTCCGACATGAAAAATCACGAAATAGACTCAAAATTATCCGATATAGCAGCGAAATACGGATTTTCATGCCGCGATGAAAACTGGCTTGATGGTGATGAGCCGGAAGAATTTGAGTTTGAATTAGTCACCGACTGACAGCCCGGAAAGACGGGCATCCAGTCAGTATTGGGATTGGTGAATGTCGGGTGCTGACCGACAGAAAGAAATTCCCGATAGCATACGATGCGAGTTCACTTCCATTTGATGGCTGTAGCAGGGGCTATCAAGCGCAAGTTCAGCGTGCACCACCAATCACCAATACTGACTAACACCCCGCAGCGGGGATAACGGAGAACAAAAATGATAATAGAGGTACCGATAGCCCTTGAGGCTGAGTTAAAAGAAATGCGCCTCTGCATCAAGGTGAGTGATGGCTTCACATGCAGCCTTCACAATCCAGACGGCGGCGAGTTCGCATCACATGAAGGTTATGTGCCTGACTTCTTCCCTGGTGACCATTACGGCGATTATCTGATGCTCAATATTGACATTGAGACCGGACAGATAACCAACTGGAAAAAACCCACCGCAGAAGACATCACGAAGATGCTCAACGACGACGATTAACGGACATCACGTAGCACAGGTAAGTGCATAGGAGGAAGTATGACAGATACGAGTGGCAATAAAGAGCTGATGCTGGCTGATATCTCTTTCAGGGATTACCTGGCAACAGAGGCTATGAACGGGCTTTTAGCCAACCATCAAAGCACCCCAATGGGGATGAGTTTCAAGCCTGATTCATTCGCTGGAGCTGCATACCGCATGGCAGACGCAATGCTCAGAGCAAGGGAGAAATAAAAGCCCTGCTCTCTTTCACACAGAAGTAACCCACCCTATCCCACCTCGGGATATCAGCAGGTAAACAACATGAAAACTAAACCTTGTCGCGCAATGCTCGATGGCTGCGCGGTGCGTATTGTCACGCCTCAAGCCAAGCGGAATAAGCACGTTCCTCGCTGGGTTGAGTATTTAGCACTCGTAATTGTCGCCGCCGTAGCTGTTATCCCTACGGCGATGTAAGGGGGATTTATGCAGAGACTGGAAATATCCGGAGGGCAAGCATCATCACGGACGGTGCTTGGCCGGAAAGTAACAACGCATGAGGGGTTCGACCACATTACCGGAAGCCTGAGTCAGCTTCTCGGTTCGTCAGCATGGAGCATGAACGAACTGGTCGAATTTATGATTAACAACGAATACATGGACGATTTCACGGACGAGTTAATCAAGGCCGGGCACGGAAGCTCTTTCTTCGCACGGATAGCGGAGAAGATGCGCAAGGAGGCAGCATGAACGCATACGCAGCACAGGATGCTCAGGAAGAGCGACGGCTGGAGCATGCAGCATGGCAGGATGCCGTGGACATGGAGGTTCAGCAGATAACATCGGATGTTTTCTTTGGCGTGGATCAGTCAATTTTAGACAAATTCAGTGACGATGCGCAGGACGCGCTTTTTAACTCGCTGTGCAAACAAATAAAAAGGAGATTCTTTTCATGAGTAACTCACTGGTGTCGATGGCTGGCTCTCTCGCCCAAAAGCTTGATCTGGCAATCGACGAGAAAGACCTGATTAACACACTGCGGTCTACGGCATTCAAGGCTGAGGCCACAGACCAGCAGTTTCTTGCGCTTCTCATTGTCGCCAATCAGTACAACCTGAACCCATGGACAAAAGAGATTTACGCCTTCCCTGACAGGACGGGAATCGTTCCTGTTGTTGGCGTTGACGGATGGGCGCGGATCATTAACGGCAACAAAAATTTTGATGGCATGGAATTCGAAATGGATGACGAATCGTGCACATGCAAAATTTACCGCAAAGACCGGAATCACCCGACATCAGTAACGGAATACATGAGTGAATGTAATCGTGGAACCCAGCCGTGGAAATCTCACCCTAAACGCATGCTGCGGCATAAAGCCATGATTCAGTGTGCACGTCTGGCATTCGGGTTTGCTGGCATTTACGACCAGGATGAGGCAGAGCGCATCACAGAAAATACACCGGCTGGGGTTATCAACGGACAGGAGAGCCATGAAAACCGGCCAGAGCTCATCGCACGCTGCGAAGAGGCTGCAAAAAACGGAATGGAGGCATTTAAGCAGCTATGGACAGAGCTTACCCCCGAAGAAAGGACGATCATCGGGTCAGCAGACAAAGAGAGAATCAAAAACAGTATCGCCATTGATGCCGAATACACTGAGGTGACAGATGGAGCAGAGAACGGATGAGTGGTTTTCGGCCAGGCTAGGGAAAGTCACGGCAAGCAATATTGCAAAAGTAATGGCGAAAGGCGGCGGAGCGACAAGGAAGAATTATATGGCTCAGCTGGTTTGCGAAACACTGACAGGCCAGAAGGAAGAGACCTTTAAATCAGCAAGTATGGAGCGCGGTAACGAGCTTGAGGCGGTGGCAAGGGAAATGTACTGCCTCAACGAATTCGACGCCACGGTAACGGAAACCGGCTTTATTCTGCACCCCACCATTGAGCTTTTCGGAGCCAGCCCGGACGGCCTTGTAAACGATGACGGATTAATCGAAATCAAGTGCCCGAACACAGCAACTCATATTGAGACCATAAAAACCGGAAAGCCAAAGCGTGAATACATCCTTCAGATGCACGGTCAGATGATGTGCACCGGACGCAGGTGGTGTGATTTCGTCAGCTATGACAACCGGCTTCCGGAAAATCTCGCCTATTTCAAAACGCGGATTGTTTTTGATGAAGGTCTTGCCAGTGAAATAGAAACGGAAATTCGCGAATTCACGAAAGAACTCAGGGAAGAAATCGAGTTTTTAACCAAATAACCCCACCGTCTCAGGATGAAGCGTAATGCAGGGATGCTGAGGAAATAACAATGGCTGCATTTTACAACGAAAACGATCCGTTCGCTGCTCAGTGGTTACGGAATCTCATTGCTGCCGGTCATATAGCGCTGGGTGTAGTGGACGAAAGGAGTATTGAAGATGTCACACCAGATGACTTACGCGGATTCACACAATGCCACTTCTTCGCCGGTGTCGGAGTGTGGTCACTCGCCCTGCGTCGAGCAGGATGGCCGGATGATAAACCAGTCTGGACAGGAAGTTGTCCGTGCCAGCCTTTCAGCGCTGCAGGCAAAGGAAATGGGTTTGCTGACGAGCGGCACCTTTGGCCTGCATTCTTCCACCTCATCAGCGAGTGCAAGCCTGGCGTTATCTTTGGTGAACAGGTTGCAAGTAAAGACGGCCTCGGATGGCTCGACCTTGTTCAGACTGACTTGGAAACAGAGAACTACGCCGTCGGCGCAGTTGATTTATGCGCTGCGGGCTTCGGTGCGCCGCATATCAGGCAAAGATTGTTCTGGGTGGCCGATACCTTTGGCGGGAAGCGGGCGCGGAGTTGGAACAAGCGGCAGGCAGGGAGGAATGAATATTCAAACGGCCGCGCAGCTGGCAGGCTGGACAACAGCGAGCGCCTCGGATGGAGAACGGGGAGGAACTGGAATAACGCCGGGAATGACGGGCAGCAGCTTGACGCAGCAGTCAAAAATGACACTGCCAGTCCGACGAACGGCTACTGGCGAGATGCTGACTGGTTACTCTGCCGGGATGACAAGTGGCGGCCAGTTGAATCCGGAACATTCCCGCTGGCTGATGGGATTGCCGGTCGAGTGGGAAAACTCCGCGCCTACGGAAATGCCATCGCCGCGCCGGTCGCGGAAGAATTCATAAGGGCTTATATGCTGATAACAGAGGATTGAATATGGCAATAATTCAGTATTGCGTTGCGTGTAAAAAAGATGAAGACCCGGCATCCGTCACTGAGAATCTCCGCTGTGAATTATCAGACGACCATAATTTCAGCGCTGATGATGACGACTTCGAATTTTGCATAGAAACATGCGCAGAAGATTTTCACGACAGATGCGACGGGTGGGAGCGTCATTGGCCTTTATTATTCATGCTGTGGATTGACGGTAAATATATCGGCATGTTTGAAGTTGAGCGCGAATATGAGCCAACATTCTCAGCTAACAAGGTTAATTAAGCAGATTCAGGAGGGGTGATGGATATATCACGACAGCAGTTTGAAGAATACATTAAATTGCATACCGAACCGGCAGGGCTGGAGCGTAAATTAAAAACGTCGAATAACGGATTAAATTACGCCGACCGGGATGTCGATTTAATGTGGATTGGCTGGCAGGCATCGCGTGATAATTTGGATATCGATAAGCTCAAAAAGAAGCGCAACGAAGCCATCGGGCATTTAATTTCTGTATTCGACCAATATGCCGGTCTCGACCATTCATTTATGTCAGCCGGAGAGGATGCCTGCGAGTTTTTGGAAAAATTAGGTTACGGAACCGACACCGGTAGAGTTTTTGCATTAAGCGAAAAGATACTGGAATTAAATAGCGGCGACTGAATAACCATGACAATCGGATTTGTATTACTACTGGTGATGCACGGCTCCGCTGTGCCTGTTACCGATGATATTTATACGCGAGAAGAATGTGAGAGCCGCGCAGTGCAGGTAATGGCTGTGCGGAATGTTGAATTAGTGTGTGCGGAGGTGGTGAAGTGAAAGTTAGCTTATTTGACGATGGGTGTTATGCGGCTCTAGAGAATATTAGCTTCCCGGTGATTGTTGAGGTTAACAATCATTATGACACAGGGGTTGATATTTCCGGAGCAGAGCTAATACGCATCGGCGGAGATGAAGAGCGCATCGATATTGATAGAGATTACTATTTTTCTTTCTTCAGTGGTGAATGCGAGGTAGTCAATGAACAAATATCGTGACAAATCAGACTTTGAGATTAATAAGGCTGTGGCTGTTAATGTTAATGGCGCCGACGCTGTTGTAGAGAAATTCGGCAGGATATATATCATTGATGAGGACGGGATAGCCATGGTGAGCTTCGACCCGTGCAACAACCCGGCGGACGCATGGCCGATTATTAATGAGTATGGTATTAGCCTTATATATCAAGAGAGAGAGTTCCAGTTTGCAACTAACGACGGAAATATAGAGTGCAGCATTAGCAATCCATTAAAAGCCGCAATGATTATTTTCCTGATGATGAAAGAGGCGGAGAATGAAAGCTGATTACGGCGGGAGCACAACACCAAAGGAATTGCGTGATTTGTGGCAAACTCCCCTCCCGTTATTCTCAGCACTGGACGCTGAATTCGGTTTTTACCTTGATGCCGCTGCCGATAAAAATAATACCCTCTGCTCTCATTACCTCACCGAAAAAGACAACGCATTAAACTCTGACTGGCAAAGCTACGGCTCAATATGGTGCAACCCGCCGTATAGCGACATACAGCCGTGGGTAAGCAAAGCCGCAGAACAATGCAGGAAGCAATTACAGCCGGTCGTGATGCTGGTTCCCGCAGATACATCTGTGGGCTGGTTTAAATCGGCACTGGATACCGTTGATGAGGTCAGGTTCATTACCGGTGGCCGGATATCGTTTATTAACGCTGGCACAAACAAACCGGTGAACGGAAACAATAAAGGCTCCATGCTTTTAATCTGGCGACCGTTCACCCAGCCACGCCGGATAATCACCACAGTAAACCGTGATGACCTGATGGACATCGGCAACCGGTTACTGGAAGCACAAATCTGAGGTGACCAATGACACCACAGGAAGCAGAGAACGGACGCAGACGAATAGCAAGGGAATGCCTGAAGGAATTAATGCAGCACACATCAGACGAACAACACACCGCAATACTCGACAAATACACACCGAAATTTAAACCACTTAATCACCTGCGCTTTCCGGCAAAGAGAGTGCTCGGGTATTACGTGCGTACGTTACAGAAGGAGATGAAGGATGGATAAAGTCACGATGACACGCGACGAGGCCGCTAAATTTATCGGCGTAAGCCCTGATACGCTTACGTCATGGTGCCGCGCCGGACGCATTTCGTATCAGCGGAAAGACCCGTTCAAAAAGAAGTCACCCTACCTGTTTACAGAGTCAGCCTGCCTTGCGGCACTGAGTAATCCGATCAACACTATCGCCGAGAGCGAGATTGATGTGAAAGGAGATCACAAATGTCAATCTTCAAACGTGGTAACTCTTGGTATTGCGACTTCGCGACACCTGGCGGCAAGAGAATTAAAAAGTCGCTTGGTACGTCAGACAAGAAGCAAGCCCAGGAGCTGCACGACAAATTAAAGGCCGAGCAATGGCGAATTGAGCAGGTAGGAGACTTCCCGGACTATACCTATGAGGAAGCCTGCCTGCGATGGCTTGAGGAAAAAGCAGATAAAAAATCGATAGAGGACGATAAGAACTTTATCGCTTTCTGGCTTGAGTACTTCGAGGGTGTCCGGCTGAAGGATATCACCGAGAATGCCATCTACAAGATCATCAGCAAGATGACAAACAAGCATGCTGAAAACTGTTGGAAAAGGAAAGCCGACACAGCAAAGAGGAAGGGAAAGGAGGTGCCGCTGTTTACAGCGAAGCCTGTCACTACGGCCACAAAGGCGCGATACCTTTCTTTCATTAAGGCGCTGCTCAGAGCGGCGGAAAGGGAATGGAAGTGGATAGAAAAGTCACCTGTGATAAAAATCCCCTCTATTCGTGATCGGAGAGTCAGGTGGCTTGAGCCTGTTGAGGCGAAAAGGCTGATTGATGAATGTCCTGAGCCATTAAAGTCAGTCGTCAGGTTCGCACTTTCAACCGGCCTGCGGCGGTCGAACATACTTAACCTTGAGTGGCAGCAGATAGACATGCAGCGGAAAGTGGCATGGATTTACCCTGAAGACAGTAAATCAGGTAAAGCGATTGGTGTAGCCCTGAACGATACCGCATGCAGGGTTTTGCGCAGCCAGATTGGTCGTCATCACAAATGGGTATTTGTCCACACTGAACCGTCATACAGGAATGACGGAACACCGGTTGCGGCAGTGAGAAAGATGAGGACGGATTCTAATACCGCATGGAGAGCAGCATTAAAAAGAGCCGGTATCGACGATTTCCGTTTCCACGACCTGAGACACACTTGGGCAAGCTGGCTGATCCAGTCTGGCGTTCCACTTTCAGTGCTACAGGAAATGGGCGGGTGGGAGTCGATAGAAATGGTGCGCAGATATGCCCATCTGGCACCAAATCATCTTACCGAACATGCGAAGCAAATAGATGCCATTTTTGACAGTTACGTCCCAAATACGTCCCAAGGTGAAAAACTGGCATCGGGAGATAATCGATAACTCTTTGATAAGTAATGGTGCCGGATACCGGATTCGAACTGGTGACCTTTTCATTACGAATGAACTGCTCTGCCAACTGAGCTAATCCGGCACGGCATTATTACACTCCTGCCCGGCAGGGTTTTCAAGCTGAAAACCGGAAATCTCTGCCGCTTTGCCTGATTTTTCTTCTTTATTCATACCTTCCTTGCGTGATCTGAAGCACAAATTCGTTATTTTCCGTTTTCAGCGGGCGGTTGCTGATTCTTCATGAAATCGTGTCTGTCTCTGTAAATCACTCCGGATACCATCAAAGATGAATAACCTGACAACAAGAACTTGATTCTAATTATTAACTGATATTAATATGTATTATGGATTTAAATGCCAGATAAATAGAAAATAATAGCGTTAAATTTCAATAACAAGACCCGGGGAAATATGTATATCACACACATCCTGTTACTATTCACCCGCTGATAATGTAAACATTTAAGTACAGCGTTTTGCTTTACTAACATGACTGTAAATGCGAAACCGTGAATATGATCACTAAACAACCACATACCGGAATGCATAACAATTCACTGCTTTAATTAAATATCTTTGTTATTCCCTGCTGTCGCTTACTTTTCATTCATGTAACGTAACATTATCAATGTGATCTTTATCATCAAATTTATCCTGACTGTGTCACATTTTTATTTTTATCCCAGGTTTCAGTTGAAGGATTCAATAAATCATAACGTTTTTCCGTACGATCAATAAAAACAAAGATGATTATAACAATTGTTACTTATAAGATATTTTAACTTAAATTACCGTACCAGTGCATCTGATGCATAGTTTTTGTTAAAAAAGAACAAGACTTCTCATCCGTTTTTTTATTCTTCCTGTAAAGATAGATTTAAATTTGTACGTTTAACCCTTATTTACTTTTTCTTAACCTATATAAAATCCCACAGAATAAAATGGCTTTTCATTGCAGCATAACTGCCCGACAGCATTGAATTATTCATATTACTCCCGGATTTTAACGATGAGGTAAATGTATATTTAACATAAATACACAACAAGACATTAACAAACACAATTCATTGAATATAATGAATTATTTTAGTTTAAGTGATACAGATCACCCAGTTTACACCTGTGATTAATACGGATCTTGTTTATTTCAATACCCCCCATTCCCTTTTCATTTTTTTTCACGCATGATGATTTCACGCCAAACGAAAAGGATGGCAGAGAAAGAAATAACAGAAATAAAAAAACTAAATTTGAATTAAGACAAGAACACTACCGGATTTACAAATGCTATATCATTCACAAGGCATGATACTTACAAACAGATAAATGCCTGTGTAAATTATCGAGTTATTATTATAAATAATTGGAGATTTTACCATGATGTATCCAGCAGAACCGTATCGTATTAAAAGTGTTGAAACCGTATCCATGATCCCTCGCGAAGAGCGTATCAAAAGAATGAAAGAGGCCGGGTACAACACTTTCTTGTTGAATTCCAAAGACGTTTATGTCGATTTACTGACCGATAGCGGCACCAACGCCATGTCCGATAAACAATGGGCCGGCATGATGATGGGTGACGAAGCATACGCGGGCAGCGAAAACTTCTTCCATCTGGAAAGAACTGTTCAGGAATTATTCGGCTTTAAACACATCGTTCCTACTCACCAGGGTCGCGGCGCAGAGAACTTACTCTCTTCATTAGCTATCAAACCGGGCCAGTATGTTGCAGGTAACATGTACTTCACCACCACCCGTTATCACCAGGAAAAAAATGGTGCGACATTCATCGATATCGTCCGCGATGAAGCTCACGATGCGGGCCTGGATGTGAAATTCAAAGGCAACATCGACATTAAAAAACTGGAAAAACTGATTGCTGAGAAAGGCGCGGAAAATATCGCTTATATCTGTCTGGCGGTAACCGTAAACCTGGCAGGTGGTCAGCCGGTCTCTATGGCAAACATGCGTGAAGTCCGCCAGTTATGTGACAAGCACGGCATCAAAGTGTTCTACGATGCGACCCGCTGTGTGGAAAACGCCTACTTCATCAAAGAGCAGGAAGAAGGCTTCGAAGATGTCTCCATTAAAGACATCGTTCACGAAATGTTCAGCTACGCTGACGGTTGTACCATGAGTGGTAAAAAAGACTGTCTGGTGAACATCGGTGGTTTCCTGTGTATGAACGACGACGACATGTTCTCTGCTGCACGTGAACTGGTTGTGGTTTATGAAGGGATGCCTTCTTACGGTGGTCTGGCCGGTCGTGATATGGAAGCGATGGCTATCGGTTTACGCGAAGCGATGCAGTTCGAATACATCGAGCACCGCGTCAAGCAGGTTCGTTACCTGGGCGAAAAACTGAAAGCAGCCGGTGTACCGATTGTTGAGCCGGTCGGCGGCCACGCAGTATTCCTCGATGCACGCCGTTTCTGCCCGCATCTGACCCAGGATGAGTTCCCGGCACAGAGCCTGGCAGCCAGCATCTACATGGAAACCGGTGTACGTTCTATGGAGCGCGGTATTATCTCCGCAGGCCGTAACAAAGAAACCGGCGACCATCACCGTCCGAAGCTGGAAACCGTTCGTCTGACTATTCCTCGTCGTGTATACACCTATGCACACATGGATCTGGTTGCTGACGGTATTATCAAACTGTTCAAACACAAAGAAGACATTAAAGGGCTGAAGTTCGTATACGAGCCGAAGCAGTTACGCTTCTTCACTGCACGCTTTGATTACGTGTAATTATCTGATGACAGAGGCCTCATTATTTTAATGGGGCCTTTTTGTCTCTGCATCCCTATAACAATAAAGAACAAATAAAATCGATAAATATGAATGCTGTTGGTGATATTTATCATTAATAGGAAACTTTTATTATGAGTATTCATAGTGCCGATACAAATAAATCACCCGGACTGACCAGCGGAACCATGCTTGTTATAGCAACAGTCGTTGGCGGCGGTATGTTTTCTTTGCCGATTGCGATGGCCGGTGTCTGGTTTTCCGGTGCCACCGTTATTTTGATTTTAGTTGCAATTATGATGTTACTGACCGGTCTGATGTTAGTTGAAGTTAACCTGCATTTTGAACCGGGCGCCAGCTTTAATACCTTCACCACCGAGTTACTGGGCAAAAAATGGAATATTGTCGTGGGTATTGCCTTCGGGTTTGTACTCTATATTCTGACGTATGCCTATATATCCGGGTCATCCGCTGTTCTGACTCAGACGATATTGAAATATACCGGTGTCGCCCTGCCGATAAAAGCCGCGGTCGTGATTGTTGCCTGTCTGGTGGCTGCGATTGTCTGGTACAGCTCATTATGGGTCGGACGTATTACCACCATTTTAATTTTCGGTAAGTTTATCGCGTTCTTTGCCACCTTCTCCGGACTGGTTGCACACGTGGAAATTGCCAATCTGCTGGATTCCGCATCAGTGGCAATACCCGGAACGAAATATCTGCCTTATGTTCTGATGACACTGCCGTTCTGTATTATTTCGTTTGGCTTCCACGGTAACGTGCCGAGCCTGGTGAAGTTGTACGGCAAAACCAAATTCCGCTTTATTACCCGTTCAATTATTATCGGGACAATATTTGCGGTACTGCTGTATATCTTCTGGCTGGGTGTCACGATGGGCAATATCAGCCGCGCCAACTTCTCTCCGATTATTGCCAAAGGCGGGAACATTGATGTGTTCGTTGAGGCTATCGGCGGAGTGATGTCAGGGAAAACCATGGATCTTATCCTGACATTCTTCGGTAACTTTGCGGTGGCCAGTTCCCTGCTGGCAGCAACACTTGGCCTGTTTGACTATATTGCCGACCTGCTGAACTTTAAAAATGACAGCGCCGGTCGTTTCAAAACAGCAGTAGTGACGTATCTGCCACCAGCGGTGGTGTGTTTCTTCTTCCCGAACGGATTCGTTTATGCCATCGGTTATGCCGGTCTGGCCTTTACTATCTGGAGTGTGATTTTACCGCCGTTCCTGGTAAAAGCCTCCCGCAAACGCTACAGCGACAGCGATACCATTTACCGTTCGCCGTGTAACAGCGCGGTACTGAATCTGGTGATTGTCTGCGGTGCGATTGTGTATCTGACGGTCATTCTGGATGTGTTCGGCTGGCTGCCGGCATTTAAATAA